AATATCCCCCTCCCTGTTTGTTTGGCCGAGTGCTTGAAAGCAGCAAAGGAAACTTCGACTTCGGAATATGTAGTTTCAAACCGGGATGGCGAACCGCTGTCCTATACGCAGTTTAAGCGGCTGTGGCAGTATATTGTTACGAGAACGGTCAAGGAACGGAGCTATTATCGGTATGAAGATGGAAAAAGAGTAAAGCATACTGTCACACCTGTCTTGGGAGAAAAGGCCGCTCATAACGGAAAAGTGGTTTACAGCCTGGACTTTGAGGTAACACCCCATCAGTTGCGGCATACTTACATCACCAACCTTATTCATGCGTCGGTAGATCCCAAAACGGTTCAATACCTGGCAGGCCATGAAAGCAGCAAGATTACCATGGACATCTATGCAAAGGTTAAGTATAACAGGCCGGATGAGCTGGTCAGATCAATGAGTTGCGCGTTTGCAAGCTGGGATGCAGCACAGTAATAATAAAATAGGAAATAAAGCAGGAGCGAGGCAAGGATGTCTCGCTCTTTGTTTTGCATCAGCCGTATCTTTGATTAAATCGAGGCTTTCTGATAAAAAGAGAGTGTAGATACGGAGACTACACATTATCAAGAAAGGACGATCAAAGATGGCAAAAAAGAAAACACAGATCCCGAAGTACGGGACCATTACATTGAAAGGAATCCAGTATTACAGAACCAGGATTACGGATGCAGATGGCAAAGAGTTGAGTTTGTATGCCGCTACTTGTGAAGAATTGTATGAGAAGCAGTTAGAGGCCCGGAAGCAGGTGGAAGAAATTATCTTTCACCGGCAGCACCCGACAGTAGCCGAGTATGGCGAGAAGTGGCTGCTGATGCAGTCGGCAAAGGTGTCTGCGTCTACACTCAGAGGTTATACGAGGGATATGACAAACTATATCATCAAACCTCTGGGAGAGATGTATATGGAAGAAGTGACTGCTGACGATATTCGGCTGGCTCTTGTTCCATTGTCAAAGAAATCGGAAGGCTTATACAACAAGGTCAATATGCTGCTCAAGTGCATTTTTTATGCGGCAGAGAGAAACCAAATTCTTGAACACAATCCCTGTGTGGGAATATCGGGCAAGGGCGGAAAACCATCAAAAAAGAGAGAGGCATTGACAGATCAGCAGGTAGCCGTGCTTCTGGATACAGTCAAGGGGCTTCCTCCATATTTGTTTATTATGCTCGGTTTGTATTCCGGTCTGCGCCGGGAAGAAATTCTTGCACTGCAATGGGATTGTGTATTTCTGGACGAGGATACACCTTATCTATCGGTGAGGCGGGCATGGCGTACAGAGCATAACAGACCCGTGGTTTCTACCGTGCTAAAGACTCCGGCGGCAAAAAGGGATATTCCGATACCGAAGTGTTTGGTGGATTGTCTGAGAGAAGCGAAAGAAAATTCCATATCAGATTATGTGATCGCTGACAGCAAAGGAGAGCCACTGGCTGCTTCGCAGTTTCAAAGAGTGTGGCAGTATGTCGTTGTCCGCTCCACTAAGCCCCGGAACTATTATAAGTATGTAAATGGGGAGAGTATCAAATATACGGTTACTCCAACGCTGGGTATGACCCAGAAGAATCAACCCAAAATCAAATATACGCTGGACTTCGATGTGACACCCCATCAGCTACGGCACACTTACATCACCAATCTTCTCTATGCGGGCGTTGATCCAAAGACAGTACAATACCTTGCCGGACATGAAAACAGCAAAACAACTATGGACATTTATGCAAAAGTGAAGTACAATAAACCAGAGGAGTTGTTTGGGGTAGTAAATGGTGCGTTTCATCAGCCTGTCGCTGAATGAAAAAAGGCCGTTTTTTATGGTCCGCACACCGGATAACTGAGAGGCAGAAAGCCGGAAAAGCCCGGAATATCAAGGGAAAACAGCTCAAAAACTCGCGCAGTACGGCCTGAAAGCCGCCCGCCGCGCTCCCCAGTTCTCTAAGCGCTGATATTTCAAAAAATCCCTGGAACTTCAACGGTTTCAGGGATTTTTCTTTTGATAAAGTTTGATATAATACAGCAAAGAAAAACATAAAATATTGAGGTTCATTTGAGGTGCATGGGCCTTAAAATTGCTTTTTGAGGTGCATGGTGAGGTTCATTTTGGTGCATACTTTTCGACTCTCCTCTGCTGCTTCAGTCGCCGCCTCTCCGTCTCCCGGTTAAGCATCTCTCGGCCCCCTGGCCGCCGGAGAATACTTCCGTCAATTCAACGGCGGCCAGAGCCGCGATCTTTACAGCGTGGTCAGGGATGTCCTGTGGGCTGAACTCCAGCTCGGAAATTCTCTCATGATTTTGTCCATAAAATCCCTCCCAAAAAATGTGTGAGCGCACTCACCAGGTAGATACTAACATAAAAAGAGGCTGCTATGCAGGGTATTCCCTGTGTAGCGGCCTCTTTTTGCCTTACGCCAATGTTCTAACGGAATACGTGATTTTCTCACAAAATCCAGCCGGATCTTAAAATCCTTGTTAGAATCTCACGTAAAGGAGCTTGGCTATGATTAGGATTTTACTGTCCACCCGGCTTGGCGAGCGGAGGTGGACGCAAGCGGATCTCGCTCGGATGACAGGTATTCGCCCATCGACCATCAATGAACTGTACCATGAACTCGCGGAGCGGGTGAATCTGGAGCACATAGACCTGATATGCGAGGCGCTTGGCTGCGAAGTCTCCGACCTCATTGTGCGGGAGCCAAACAGCGAGCCGCGGACAAAGAGACGCACAGGTGCGCCGATACATAGCAAGAAGTAAGCCGCTCCACAGGGGGCCCGGGCGTCAATCGTCCGGGCCCTTTGTTATTTCCACGACGTCCTCGATCTGGCAGTCCAGAGCGAGACAGATGCGCTCCAGGACGTCCAGCGCAACGTGCTGGTCCTTATTCAGCTTCGAGAGCGTTCCAGTACTGATGCCGGCCATCTCCACCAGCTGCATCTTCTTAAGGCCCCGGTCGACCAGCGTGTGCCAGAGCGGGCGGTAGGAAACCATGCGCACACCTCCTTCAAGAATACAATAGCATAATAATTTCAAGTTGTCAAAAGTTTTTTCTAAAAAATCGAAAATAACTGTTGACAAGACGACAGTCATGGTGTATCGTACGCTCACAAGAACACGATAAAAACACGCAAGAACTCAAAACAAACAAAAGAGAGGTTGAAAATGAAAAAGGTTTCCTATCGTGACTACCACTTGGCTCTGCGGGAGTTGCAAGGCAAGGTTGACGACCGCATCTCTATCACGGACTTGGGCGGGAGCTTGGACTGCCCGGAAATTAACATGGGTGTTAATTGGGCCAGCATCGGGGCCGTCCCCGCTGACGAGGCCGTGGCTTTCGCCCAGGTACTCACCGAAGCCGCCAAGGCCGCCAGAGAATTCCCCTACAACGGCTACCAAATCGAATACTAACTCGGAAATGCCCGCCCCGGAGGTCACGAGGGCAGAAAGGATAACTAACCATGAAAAAAGAAATCAAGGTTGAGTGGTGCGAAAACTTCATCAAAGCGCGGTTCACGAAGCACCACGCATTTCCGGGGCCGGATGCCGGAATTGAGGTCAACTGCTTCTGGAAGATGGCCGAAGCCTCCGGCTTATGGGAGCGCGGCACCTACGGCACCCCGATGAGCAAGGCTCTCGGGAACCTCGCCACGGTTGAGATGATTTGCGACGATGACGGGAAGCGACTGTTCGATGTCTTCAAGCTCAAGCCGGGTGTAGCCGACAGAAAGGATGACTGACCTATGGAGCGAAACAAGTACGAATTGCAGCGTAGAGTTCTCTCTCGCAAATACGCCGACATCCTCCGGGGCTTCGAGGAAACTTGTGATGACCGGCGCGTCGCCTGGAACTGCTACCAGCAGATCACCGCCGCCTGTGAAGTCATGCGGGACAGCGGAATGGAAAACAACTTCATCTGCTGTGCGGTAAACAAGAGCATCCGGGAGCAGGAAGCGGAGATTGACAAAGTCATCACCCGGTTTACTGGCAAGGTCTACATGGGCGTTCGGTGGCTAGACGTCCGGGAAGAAATGAAAGGTGAGAAATTCACTTACGGCTATGTGGACTGCGTAATCAGCATGATGACCTCGAAAGAGGCGGCCCGGAAGTTGCTCCGGGAACAGCTCTACGATATGCGGAACGAACTCACCAGGGAGCGCTACTTCGATATGTACGAATACATCAACGCCAGAACAGCCTGACCCCCCCATCAAACACAACGCCTGACCTACCGGGCCTACGGGGAGAAAGGAAATCACCATGAACAAGACCGAGTACATGAACACCATCAACGAGAAGCTGGCCGCCGCCGAGGGCCTGTGTGCCGACCTGCGGAAGCTTCGCAACCTCCAGACGCTCGCCGGCTCTATTGACGGGCGAGACGAACTCGTTTCCATGGGCAAAATTGCCGAAGTCATTACCGCAAAAGAGGCCGAGCTGAAATCTGTACGCGGAGAGCTCCAAAAAGCCCGTCGGATCGTAAAGAAGCTGGACGAGATCGAGGCCATCGAAAGCGGGAAACCTCCCGCCCAGGCCAAGCGGAGTGCCAAGAAGCCCTCCAAGGCCGAACCTGCGCCGGAGGCCAAGGCCGCAAAGCCTGCGCCCAAGGTGCCTTCCAAGTCCACCAAGGCCGCCACCCCGGCGGCCTGACGGGGAGGTGAGTATAATGACCTATCTGGAGATCCTCGGCTGGGCCCGCAAGGGCCTCAACGCCGAAAAGGAGAACTACCGGCAGATGCAGGAAAAGGCCCTGTCCGGCCAGGCGATGGACATCGCTCGGCACTGTCAGGAGCGCATCGACGACCTAGACGTCAGGCTCGCAACCCTCGACGAGATCGAGGACCTGCACAACAGAAAGTGAGGGCTGGCATGAAACTTGAAGATTACACGGTGGAATTTTGCCCCTGGTGCTGTGAGGAGGTCGTCATCCACGCCGCCGGCATCACTGCCTGCCCGTCCTGTGGGAAGCCTCTGGCCCCCTGCTCTGTCTGCTGGGACGCCTACGGCGGGTGCCAGGAGCCGTGCCCCTATGGATACACCGGCGAAGGGGCGGACGAGCAAAAGCCTGTCACCACTCCGCCCATCACCCAAGAGGAAATCGACTCCGTTATGGCGAACTATTGAACAAGGAGGATTTGCTGTGAATGCCAAGGAATTGATTGAAGCCTTTGCCAAGCGCCAGCGCGAGGGGCGCTACCCCTGCCCCCGGTGCGGCCGCGACGTCATGGACGAGGAGCCGGCGCGGAATGCCAGGAGCCGCCGGGCTCACGTCTATGTGTGCGACGAATGCGGAACGGTTGAGGCGTTGGAAGATATGCTCCACTCCGTAAAGCTCCCGCTGGAGGAATGGGCTCTGGTGACAACCCCGATGCGCTGGGATGTATATTCGGAAAAGCTGGTACTTAGGCATATCGGTCGTGACAACTGGAGCAGACCGGTCTATGAGTGCGGCGGCCGCTTGTATGTCGACACAGATCCACGAGCCGACAGAAAGCCGGACATCTTCACGAAGCAGGGTAACGCCTTTGATGGAGAGCCGTGCGATCCGCTTCCAGATGGGATCGAGGTGGAATTCGTCCCGCACCGGGATACCTGGTAACACCCACCTGATGATGGCCATCTGGGCACTGGCCGAAACGCGCCCCTCCCCGGGGCGTCGCGGGAACCCGTCGGCACAGGGGAGAATCGCCGCCCCTTTAACATACATAACCTTGAGAACAAAATAGAAGGTATGCGTATGAAGCATTACACGAAAAAGGAGTGGGACAAGATGGTGAAACAGTGCCCAAGCTATTTCGGGAAATGGGAACCAACCCCGTTTAACCTTGGCCGCATAGCGGCCGGAGAATTATCCGCTGAATACATAGGACGCAGAAATATGATGACCTATGAGCCGGAGTCAGGGACGGTTTTACTGACAGAGGGTGTGCATTTCACCATAGAGGAGTGACGGCAATGAGTAGAGACTGGACCCCCGCAGAGCTTCAGGACGTCAGTGCCGCTATGGAGTCCCGGGGTGAAATGGGCTATGAGGAATTCTGCCGACATCTGGAACTTTGCACCAAAAAGGTCGTGGTCGTCCACCTGGACGACGGCGACACCATCACCACCAGAATCCACGGTACTGACGAAGACATCCGTGACTATTACCGGATCGGCTCTATGTTAAATATGGGGGCCGGGTACGACAGGCTAGTGGAGGTCGTGGCGGTGGACATCACTGAGTTTCCTGGAAATGCCTTGTGCGCCCCCGTAAAGAAGTTGCAACAGCCGTAAGATGGGGCGGGAGTGTAGACGCCCGCCCGGAAGCAAAGGCGCGATGTAGGGCCTCTCTCTCGCTTTTACCCACAAAACGCAAAAAGCCCCCCTCGCAGGATGCAAAAATCCTGCAAGGGGGGCTTTGTCATGGTGAGAAATCACCCGATCCCGATACTAGCCAGAAGATACCCTATCGCGCCCGTAATGAGAGCCGCCATGACCGTCTCCCACCGCTTGGACGGTTTCTCTTTTAGGGCGTTCAGGTCCGCCGACATTGAGGACAGCCGGTCGATGATATTGCCGTACTGTGTGGTAACCGTGGCCATACCGCGTTCCAGCTCTCCCAGCCGACCATAGATTTTTTCGCGCGCAAGTGAGCTATGCTGCTTCTGTGCCTCTAACGCCCGCTCCAGTGCCTCCACGCGGGTGATGGACACACAATTTACCCCATTGATAGGGCAATCGTTTTCGGGCATATTCAGCCCTCCCTGTCGTCCTTTGGCTTGTGGTAGGTGAGGGCCTGTGCGCTGTCCCCCAGCCCTTTAGTGGTTGGGTCGGTGGTAACACCCACCAGGGCCAGCACGCCAAATACGGCGGTGACCAGGGCAGTGAGCGCCTGCTGCCAGCTCCCGGCCTCGGCGGTGATGTCCACCCCAAAGAGCTGCGCCATACCCACCGCAAACGCGCCGAGCACGCCGATAAGCCCCGTCCAGAACGCGGGGCTCTTCAGTCTGACTTTCCAGTTGATCATGTCATGTACCTTCCTTTCTCAAAGCGAGGCCGCCCACTTGATGATGAGTGCCTGCACGTTTGCGGCAGAGTATACCCCGCCCTTCCAATAATCGGGGCTATTGATAAGCCCTTTCGCGGCCAGTTTGTCTACGGCGGCTGAAAGCTCGGCGTCTACCGGCTCCCCGTTGCAGAGGACCAGGAACGCCTCCCAGGCCCCGGTGATGGCCCGGATGGTCTTTGGGCAGTCCTTGCCGTTCCAGTGGTTGTGCTGGACGACGTGCTCAATGTCAATCCCGTGCTCCTCCATGAGCAGGCGCACAAGGGCAGCCGCATTGGTCTTGGCCTTCTCAAAATCTCCGTCCTCGTTGACGCAGATCTCAATTCCGATGCTCTTTGCATTTCCGGGGCCGCTGGCACCATCGCCAGCATGATAGGCCGTCTCTTCATCCGGGATGTGCTGCACGATGGAATCATCGTCCACGGTATAGTGCCAGCTCACGCGAGATGCCTCAGCGGAATCACCGCGCACATAGGCCCCGTGGGCCTCTGCATCGGCCCCAGTGGCCTTGTTGCCCGTCTCGTGGATGGTGATGTAGGTGCGGGGGTTCGCCACGCCTGGGCGATTCTTTCGGCCCTTGGGAACAAACATCTGCTTGATGGGCACGCCGGTGTCGGTCTTGCGGTCGGTGACTGTAACATCGCCGGAGCTGGTGTGCAGGCTCAGGTTGGACAGCTTTACCCATCCCTTGTCGGTGCGGCCCCAGCCGTCGCGCTCCTCCAGAACTGTGATGACGGTGCCCTTGCTGTAGCCGCCTACCTTGTCGTAACCGGTGCCGGGCCCTTTTCGGATATTGACGCCGATGCTCGGCGTCACGGTGTACTTGCTCATAGGCTTGTCCTCCTGTTCCGGCGGCTCCTGGCCGTCCTGTTTTGTCCAGATACACAGATAGCCCTTGACCCGCTTACCGTTGCTGATGCGCTGGCCGTCCCCAAAGTCGCAGTTGGAGGAGCTGCCCGCGTCGAGGCCCAGAGCCCGCAGGTTGGCCGCCTGGTCGTACCGGCAGCCGATGGTCACCAGCTCGTCCCGCAGCCCCTCCGGCGTCTTAGCGTCCGCTGTGCCGTCGCCGGAGCAGTACAGGATCACCCGCGCCCCGGCCAGCAGGACGGCGGAGCGGCCCCGGGTACCCCCGTACTCCGGGGAGTAGCTGAGGGCCTTGCCCGGCCCCCTGGTGGGCGTCAGCAGCTCCACGCCGCTGAGGTAGGACGCCCCGCCGTTGTCGGGTACGACGTCCAGGCGGATGTCGGCCCCCTTGTCCCAGATCAGCCCCCAGCCGTTCCAGCCGGCGTTCGCCTTGACCGCGCCGTCAATCTTGAGGTTGCCGACGGGCCTCCCGGTGATTGTGTCATAAAACCAGGCGTTGAGGATATACTGGCACCCGCAGGCGGCCTTGACCTGCTCCATGGACCGCCCCCCGGCCTCCACCAGGGCGGCCCTGGTGATGGCCGTCCTGGGGAGGACTGCGATATGCTTACTCATCGGCTTCGGGCTTCTCGCCGCTGATAAGACCGGGGTCTTTCGTTTCCCGCATGAGGTCGATCATCCGGGCGTAGTTCTTGGAGCGCCAGAGGGCTCCGAACTCCGCCAGGCGGGCGTTATAGCGCCGGAACCAGGCGTTGTAATCGGCCTCAAACTGGGCCTTCTCCTCCTCGGTCATGCCCTTATAGATGAGATGCAGAGAGGAGTAGTTGGCCTGAAACCGGGTGGGGATACCGTCGTCCACAAACTCCTCAGTTCCGGTCTTGATGTTGTGGCAGAAGCGCAGGGCACCGTCGGAGACGCCGCCGGGGTAGTTCATGCCGATGCTGGCGATCGCGGGAGTGTACTTGTTAAAGTCGATTCTCTTCATGATAAAAAACTTCCTTTCATTTTTTCGGCCAGTGGCCGGTTTAAACGGTTTCAGGGGCGGGTTCGTAGGTTTCGCCAATGTACTGCTGGTACTCTTCCTGTGTGATGACGCCACCGGACACATCAGCCCGCGCCAGGGTGCGCACGTCCTCCTTTACGGGGTCAAGGACGCTTTCAAAAGTGCGCGCACCCCGTTTGATACTGCGCCAGTAGCTGTGTGCGATTGCTTTTACTGCCATTGCTTTCAACCTCCTAGCATATCGTATATATCCAGCAACGCATCGTCCTGCTGTGCGTTGATAGATTCCTGTTCGGCTTGGCTCTCAAAGAGCGCGATAGCGGTTTCGTCGGTCTGCGCCAGAGCTTCCTCCAGGGCCGCCACCCGCTCCTCTACAGATGGCGGCTCAGGTTCCGGCTCCGGCTCTGGAGGCCGCTCGGTGGGTGTGATGCCCACCAGTGCCCCCTCCTCAATCTGGAGCTCACACCAGCCATAGGTCGCCCAAACAGCGGCCTCCAGGTGGACGGGCACCTCTATGTAGCCATCTTCCCACACCCTGGCAGCGCCGTCGCGGGACTGGATGTTGCGAGAGCCATCCTCGCGGGCCAGAATCTCTATAATCGTCATGAGGCACCTCCTCCAAATTTCAGGGCAACATAGCGATATGGATATTTACTTGTCGCGGACTGAGCTTTTGAAATTTTGGTGTTGCCATCCCACTTGATGACATCAACATTGGATGTGCCAAAGTCTACTTGAATATAAACTCCAATATTGGGGTAAAGCATAGAAGATTTTACGGCTGTACTACCGGAATCAGATCCGCATACCACCCACACCGCATCCGGCGTGAATGGCAGGGTAACGCTGCTCGTAAAAGTACCAATCGCAGCGCCTTCAAGGGCTACGCCGAGCTTGTCCGCCACACTCGACCCATCCGGCATCATAACGGCCTCAGCCAGTGTCTGCGGGAAGATGTCGCACTCCTTCCCCTGCATCCGCTCCACCCGGTATGGGTCAACAGGCAGCGCCAGGGGCGTCTTGGTGTATGTCCAGCTCCGGGTCTGATTCACGATGCCGCTGGCCGCCTGCACGCTGGCTTTGATAGTGATCGCCCCTGCACCGGGGTCGAGCATGGACACGGGTATGGTGATCAGGTGGCCGCTGGTAGGTGTTAGCGTGCGCTCGTGTCCATTGACGATTTCCGTCACTGTAATCTGGTTCCCTGTGTCAGATGTCACGGAGTACGCCACCGGGGCTTTAATGGTGCCAAGATTGCCATCTGTGCCGGAGATCACGAGGGCGGACGCTGGAATAACCTTCACCACGACGGATTCCTTTGGATCGCCATAAACACCAGAGGCCCTCACAGATACACGGTACTGAGCGCTTGTCCAATTCCCCGCGGTGTCTGTATAGGATAGCTCGTCACCTTCGTATACCTGTGTCCAGCCACCGGCATCCACTTTGCGCTCCAGCTTGTAACTATCTCCTCCATCAGCGGCTGTCCAAACAACAGGAATCTTTTGCCCAATCATTACTGCATCCGCAACGGCAATGGAGTTTACCTCTACAAATGTCCGACTATATACATAGTAATAGCCGCCGCTCACTCCATCTTTCGGATATGCGGACTCATTTTCACTCCGTACATCTTCGATGTAGTTTCCTTTTTCATCGGAAAGTACGGCATGCCAGCGGCTCGGGCCATAAATACCCTCATTTATTCGGACGCTGAGGCTGTGGCTGTAGACAGCCCAGTATTTAGTGCTGCTACTCCCTTCTGGTGCTTTATATATGGTTGTTCCAGAGGTAGTGTTTACCATTGCATACGGATGTGTCAGCGCATCGTTGGTGTAATTTCCCGCGGCTTTCGTATTCTCTAAAGTGAAAATTCCAGTTGAAGTGTCAAGTTTGTACGATGTTCCGATTGTGATATTGGATATTTTAATGTTATCAGGTAAGCTAGTGCTGACATCCAGATATTGCTCTTTATATTTTTTAACGACCGAATATTTCTGCCAAACATATACCCTGCCCATTTACCCCTCACCTCCCGCATAGTCCGCCAGAATCAGGCCATAGAGCGTATTTGCCTTCCGAGATGCCTGGGGTGTCCCAGACCGGACCTCCTGAAACGCCTTTACCTGCTCCGCCGTGACGGCGTGAGGGTTGTTCTTGTTCCCGGTGTGAGCAGTCAAGTTCTTCTGCACCGCCGCCGCGCTGCCCGCCGGGTCGTAGTCCATCGGCGGCAGCTCCGAGGGGGGCAGCTTCCCGTCGTCGCCCAGAACCGGGATATGCAGGTTTTTACCCGCGCCGCCGATGTAGAGCTCCCCGGCGTCTGTCGCCAGCCCGAACTCCCCGGGGGCCAGGGTGGGCAGCTTGGCCTTGCTGCCCCGTTTTATCTGGATTTTCGGCATGATGCCGCCACCTCCTCACTCAAATGTCCCGCCGTCCACGGTGCTCAGGGACAGGCCGCCGTCTCCGCCCACCTTGAACTCCGCGCCCGGCTTGACGTGGCCGAGCTGGCTGGCGGACGCAGCCACGCCTGTGTGGGCCGCCGGAGCCGCGCCCACGTCGGCGGCGGTGGTGCCGTGTGGGTTGCCCGTCTTGATCTGGCTGTGGTCGTAGGCCGCCTTGCCCTTGTCGCCGGGGTAGGCGGTGCTGGTGGTCTCGCCCAGGGCCAGGGAGGGGGAGATCTCCACATACTGCGTGCCGCTCCAGCGGTAGGTCAGGTTGGTGTCCTCGGCCACATAGATCTTGCCGTCCTCGCCCTTCTCCGGGAAGGCCGCCCGGTTCTCAAACTCCAGCACATCGTCCACATAGCTCGGGAGCTGGGCGGCTGGCACCTTGCCGTCACTCCCCAGGGTGGCGACGCCGTTGGCCGCGCCCTTTTCGGCGGCTGGGACGGCACCCACGTCCCCGGCGGCCAGGGTGACATTCCCGCCCAGGGGCTTGCCGTTGATGGTGGTGGTGACGGGCACATAGGTGCCGGACAGGTCGGGCAACAGGGAGGCCAGCAGCTTCCCGCCCGCCTGCACCACGGGTACGTTGCCCTCCTCTGCTCCGGTGTTGGCCGCCGCCGCTGTGCCCAGGCCGGTGACCTTGGAACTGGGGATGCTGGGGATATCGGAGACCTCCAGCATCTGCCCGGCGGTCACCTGGCCCTTGTTGTTGACCGTGACCTTGGTGTACGTCCCGGCCTTGAGCCCAGACAGGGCCGCCAGCACGAGCTGGAGTTTTACGTCAGCGGAGCCGTCGAAGTTGACCGCCTCCGCTGTGGCGTCCCCGGCTGCGGAGAACGCCCGGGGCGTTTTCAGCCGTTCCGCCGTGTCCGCCGTGCCGCCGGTGGGGTTAATGTGCACCTTGCCCGAGGTCGTGCCCACGTAGACGTTGCCGGTGTCCAGGGCCACCGCCAGCTCGCCCTCCGCCAGCTCCAGGCGGGACACCGCTGCCTGTAGACCTCTCTTGATCTGGATTTTCGCCATGTTCATTCATCCTTCCTGTTTTTTGATTTATTTGTCGGCGTTGCCGTCGATCACAAGATTCTGGTGGGCCATGGGGTTGACCATGTGCTCCTCCAGCGTGGCGGAGCCGTCCTCCGCCGCTACGCTGTTCCCGTCCACCCGCAGGTTGGTGTGGGCCAGGGCCGCGCCGTTGTGTGCCTCCACCGGCTCCGTGTCCCAGGTACCCCCGTCCACGTCCTGCACCAGTTTCCCGTCCTCTCCCAGTGTCGCCACGCCGCCCGCCTGCCCCTTCTCGGTGGTGGGGATATAGTCCAGTGTGGGAAGTTGCTCTTTCGGCACCTTGCCATCTTTCCCAAGGGATGCTACTCCGCCGGGAACACCTATCTGATCATTAGGGATAGCGTTCCCAGCACTTTCCCCGGCCTCCTCTGCCATCTTTTTGACAGCTTTGATCTCCTCCCGAATATCCTTATGAGAGTTCTTATCGGCATTGTGTTTAATGATTTCGGCGGAAATCTTTTCGACAACATATTCAACAGAGGCGATAGCACCAGAAGTTGTACTAATGGTAATATTGGCATTGTTAGAAACAGCAATGACCGCATAAACCTCAAATAAGAAGCCCGGGTTATCCACCTCAGCGGGAACCTCGATGCCGCGGTCATCCTGTAGAATAAAGAGAAGAGATTCCTCTTCCTGATATTCCAGCCTTGCCCTTACGCCAATCTGATGCAGGATATAGGATTCTAAAATGCCCTTATTTGTGATCTGGATTCCAATCCGCTTGCCTTGCTCAAAGTCCTCGATGCCCAGGAGGTTAAAAGTTTGCTTTTTGTCCACTACATCAGTAGCTGCTTTCAATGCTTCATCGTCCAGCGTACCCGCACCGCCCACCGCGCTTGTGATTGTCAGCGTATGTCCAGCCAGTGATTCATTCAACAGGACGACGCCGGAATCTGTGACGGTCGATTTATTCCAGCTCATGTGTTGATACCTCCCGTTGTAATTTTGGAATAGGTTTCTGTTTTGTTCCCCTGTACCGGAGTTGTAATACGCATATACAAGCCGCTCGCACAAGAACCAGCTGGCGGTTCGATAGAAATGTGCGGCGGCTGCACATCGGCAGACACTTGAACCGGAACAGTTATCCGCATATACTCACCGCATGGTGCAGTAGCTACATAGCCTGTTGCAACTCCCTCCGCCTGGATAATGTAGATGATGCTTTCCAGGTGTGAACGAAGGTTTTTGTAGAACTCTACCCGGCCCATCACACGTCTGTGCTTGACCGGGTCCACGTCCTCCTGTGTCACGTCGATCAGCAGTTTGAAGTGGTACGGCTCGCCGCCGTATTCAAACCATTCGCTGACCTTGGTATTGAGGTAGATGGCGGAGATGGCCAGCTCGACGGCGGCCTTGGTGCCGAGCATCCGATGGACGCGCCAGCTGTCTTTCAGCGTCCGCCGCTTTTCCTCCAGGGTGTAGTCCGCGTCCCACCAGTCCACCTTGAAGTCATAGGCCAGGATGTCCAGCAGCTCCTCCGGGAGCTCGTCGATGCGCGGGTAGATAGCCAGGCGCTGGATCTCCTCGGGGCGCCGGGCCAGCACTTGGGCGACGGAGGCGGCCAAGGCCGCCATGCTCTCGTCGTTCCGCAAGACCTCCGGGAGCGCCCGGAGAAGGTTTTCAGCTGTCAGAGCGTGCGCGCTATTCATCCTCATACCCCCCATTCGTGGCGGTGATGTCGCCTACCGTCGCCACCTGGGGCGTGTCCTTCTTGCTCCCGTCCTTGAGGACGGTAAAGGTGGGAGAGGTAAGGTCCACCCGCTTGATGCCGGTCTGCATGAGCAGGCCAATCAGGTAGGAAGGGTTGATGTCCCGCCCCAGCTTGCCGCACTGCCAGGCCACATACTGCTTCACCGCCGCGTCCACGGCGGTCTCGATTTCCGCTGAGCTGACGGAGGCGTCGCTGGGGATGTAGTAGGTGAAGGAGATGTCGTATTCCACCGTCTCGGGGTCTTTGACGGAAACCAGGTCTGTCAGCGGGCGCACCGTGTCCGCGCTGCAGGCGGCAAGCACCGCGTTCTTGACCTCTGTCTGGGCGATGGTGCCGTCATCCATGAGCACATACAGGTCCACCGTCCCGGCGACGGGAGAGTTAGCCACCACGTCGGCGATCTCCGTAGAAACGCGCTTGGCGATGTAGATATAGCCACCCTGGGGGCCGGCGGTGGAGTAGGCGTCCATGCTGGCCCGCATGAGCTCGTAGAACTCGCCATCGGTGGCCTCGTCCGAGCCGCTGTCGCTGGCGGTGGTGTTCTCGCAGCGGCTGTAGTAGTCAAACAGGTCGATGATGGTGTTGATCTGGCCCACGGCGTAATCGTTGCCCACCACACCCGGCGTCTGGCACCGGATCTGGACGTCGGCGCAGGTGTCACCGATGTCCATGTAGACGTCCTCGACCGTCTCCCAGACAAGGGTACTGCTGGAGTCGGTGACGCGGGTGCCGGCTGGGATCAGGATGGCCGTGGCCCGAGCCTCGGAAATATAAAACCGCTCGTTACACACGGCAGGCTGCGCCGTCGGCCGCTCCGAGACATAGAACAGCTCCCCCAGGGCGTCCAGGTTTTCCCCGGATGCCCTGGAGGGAATGTTTTGGTTTCCCGTGTAGTTGTTCTGGACGCGCTCCTGGATGATGATGTCCGCCACCCACTGGATAAACAGCTTTTCCGGGCTGGCCGGCTGCACGCTGACGCCGGTGATTTTCTCATAGCCGGAAACCAGGGCGGAGACAAGGGCGTTTGTGTCCGTGCTGATGAATTGATACTGCGTGTTTCTACTCATTGATCTCCACCTCCACGGTCGGGATGACCCTGCCCAGAATGCTGGCGTCCTCGTCGAACAGCACCCGGATAAAGGTCGCCCTGGGCTCAAACTTCTCGATGGCCTCCTTGACCTCCGACACGATCATGGGCCGGGCGATGTGGGTTGGCTTATCGAGGAAGCGCATAGGCAGGCCAAACTCCCGGTAGAGCGGAACTGTGCCCTGCCGGGTGGAGAGGAGGATGGCGATGTTCTGAAGCACCGACGAAACCATGTCCTGTTCGTTCAGCTTGACGGCGCCGACATCGACAGCTGATACCTTGTAGGTCATACCGCGCCCCCTAAATGTACTCCTGGAGGGTGAGCGAAATGGTGGCGCTCGTGATATCCCCCCGCTTGTCGTATGTCTGGGCTTTCATCTTGTGGCTTTTGATGGACCACCGGTATTTGCCGTAGGCGTGGGTACCGATGGTCAGCGGGACGGCGGTGCCGCTCCGCTCGTAGTTCCAAATCTTCACGACCTCCGTCATCGGGTCGACGCCCAGATAGGCCGACACAAAGATGTCGAAGGTGATGCCGTCCGGGTCGAGCCCGGTAAACTCGGTCAGCGCGTGGGTGAGGTGCCGCTGGTGCGTACTGTACCGGGCGGAGCCAGACCAGGTGAAGTTGTTAATCGTCTCCACAACGCGGTCAGAAACGGAGAACACGACCTCTCCGAGCGTCCCGATCTGCATTTATATCCCCCCCAGAATAAAGCCGTCTCCGTTGAACACCGGGAGATAGAGCACCAGCACCTGGTCGTTGACCTTCGGCATCCACGGCTTGATAATCAGGTCGTGCTTGTGGCTTGCGAAGGAGGCGTCGTCGGAGCCGCCGGATTCAAATTCCGTCCGCTGCGGGACGTTGTAATCAGGGATGAAGGGCGGCGTAGCCAGCACGCAGAGCCAGCCAGAGGTATGCCCCGTCTCTTTGAGGATGACGCGGGCTCTCCGCTTGCCGTTGTCCACGTCGCTGACCGTGCCGATCTGCACCAGGCGGGAAAGGATTTTTTCTGAGTCCATCAATATCCCTCCAGAATGCGACGGAGGACCGTCTGCGTCGTGTAGCCGGAGCTGCCCAGGGAGTGCTTCGACTGCTTGATGATATATTTCCCGTCCCACGCGCCCCACCCCTCCAAGGTGGCCGTAACGCCGGCCACCTTGGAGGGGTCCCCGGGGAAGGTGAATGTCGCGGTGCGGGAATACTTGTTGTGGAGGCGGAGCTGCTTGGCCGCCAGCGTCTGCGCTTCGGCGATGCTGGCTACCTTGGCCGTCACCTCCAGCTGCTGATTGTTCTTGGAGTCCGCCTTGTAGTCTTCGGCATAGGCGGTGCCCTCGATGACCTGGCCCGTGGCGGGGTCGGCGTAGCGGACGCGGCAGGACGTGTACTTGGTGTCCGCCGTGCCGACAGACAGGTCATACTTGGTGTAGCTCCCGCTACCCCGCTTCACGGTGAAGGTCGGGTCCTTGGCCTCATAGTCAGCCTGGTCGAACAGCACCAGGATATTGTTCGTGGCCTTGAGGGAGATCCCGGCGTCGTGGCAGAGCTGGGACAGGAACTTGATGTCGCTCACCTTGTACTGCTCCACCCGCTCGTAATAGGGGTCGCTGGCGGATTCGTAGAGACAGGCCATGCCGTTGGCACCGGCCATTTCCTGGGCGATGCCGGAGAGGGTGTAGGCCTCCCACGCTTTGGTCTTTTCGGTCTGCCGGATCTGCGCGTTGAAGGGCAGCGACGTGGCCTTGATGGTAATGGTGGCCGGCGGCCCGGACGCCTTGATGCTGTCGAGCTCGAATTGCCCGCAGTCCAGAACGGTGTCCTTGCCGTCGTTGTTCCAGTTTTCCCGGACGAATACCGCCTGGATGGCGAGACCAGTGGTGGCGGAGGCCTCGGAGTTCTCCTCTGCCTGACCCCCGACGACCTCCTTGATGTACTGGGCGCTGACATAGGCCGTCCTTCCGCTGTACTGGATAGTGGCCCAGCCGTTGGAGATCTCCGTCACGGGAACCTCCGTGCCATAGGGCAGCGCCCCGAGCTTCCCATAGCTCGTTCCAGGGCCCGTGCGGACGTTCAGACCGATAGAGGGCGTCACCTTGTAGGTTTTTGCTTCCGCCTCTCCTGCGCCCTCTGCGGGGGCAGAGGAGGCCGCTGCCTGGATGGCGTCGTTCAGCCACTTCTCCAGCCAAATACTGTCCCTGTCTTCGAGCTTGATTTGCAGGTCGTCCGCCTCGTCCTCCTCATTGTCGGTATAGGTCATCGACAGAAAGTATGGGCGAATGGACGACGTGATGTCGGTGCCGCCGAAGACGACCTCCGCCGTGGTGCGGCGGGCCTGGTTCCGGTCGCTCATCCCGCCACCTGCTTCCAGGGCGGCAGAGAGCTGGACACCAGCTCCACGGCGTCGGGGATCGTGAGAGCGATTCCGGCCGGGAAGGTGTAGTACTCCCGGTACTGCTGATTGGCGTTCATCAGCTGGTCGGTGTAGTCAACGCTCCCCATCTGCTGGAATGCGATGCTGTCCCACATATCCCCCTGGGTGGTGGTGTACGTTCTCATGTGTAAGCCCTCCTCGCTGCGTCGACGCCGGCCTCCTGCAAGACCTCCAGGATCAGCTCGCGCATATCCTCGTCGTGGGCCGCCAAGATGGCCTCCAGCTCGGCGGCATTTGTGACACCGGCAAGGTCATACCGGGGCTCGAAGTAGATCACGATGGAGCCGCCCCCGCCGCCCACTCCGCTCTCTGCGGAGATGGCGTTGCCAGCCTGATAGGAGGCCAGATATGCCATGAGTTGCGGGGCGATTCCGACGGCCTGGATCTCCTCGGCGGAGAAAGCCTCGACACCGGCGCCGGCCATGCCGGACATAGCCTCGGCCACGTCCGGCTGCAGGGCCTCCGTCTCCTGGATATAGCCCGCCCAGGTCATGTCAGCCTTTTCCTCCATAACGCGGGATGGGCTGTGGATGTCCAGCTTTTCGTCAATGGCGTCAATGGCGGCCTGGGCAATGCGGGAATAGGCCGCCTGCACCTGGGGGAGCATCCCCTCGGCGCCGGAGACAAAGCCCTGGATGGTGGCTTTGCCGCTCTCGGCGGCTTCGGTGCCCAGGTCCATGGCCTCGATGTCGGCCGCAAGTTCGGATTGCAGCTCATCCATGGTGGCCGTGAAGTCGGTCTTGAGGTCGGCCACGCTTCCGGCGGCCTCCTCCTGCTCGGCCTTCAAGTCCCGCCAGTTGGATACCATTGCCTCCAACTGCTCGTCGGTGGCTCCTGCCATACCCGCGATAGCGTTCACGCTGTCCTCCGAGCCGTCCGCGAAGCTGGCGATCATCTCGCTTAGCCCCTCGATATCACCGGCCCTGTCCGTCAGGGCCTGGAGGTTGGCGTTGTAGTCCTGCCAGTAGGTGACCTGGCTCTCCAAGGCGGAATTGATGCTCCCCGCGCTGGTTGCAACGACCTCTGCGGCCTCGTCCCACAGCTCGTATTGTCCTGATATGCTGTCCAAGGCCGCGTCGTAGGCCTCGGTGTAGGCGGCCACAAGAGTGTTGATTTCTTCCCTGACCCCAGTGACAGTAGACTGGAGCTCCTGCATCTGGGCGGCGGTTTCGGCGGTCACATCTGTATTGGCCGTGCCTGCGGCCGCCATCTGCTCTATCGCCTCGTTCGCCAGCTCCATTTCCTGCTTAGCATCGGCAACGGCCTCGGCATCCTTCTCCATGGCGGTATTGAGGTTTTTTATAATCCTCTCGGCCTGGTTAATTTCGTCGTTGTACCCGTAGACAGCGCCCTGCAAGTCACGATACTCCTGGGACAGCGCCATATTATTATCGATGGAATCCTGGTACAACTCGTCCATGCGTGCCATAGCGGCGGCGCGCTTTTTTTCCGCTGCGTCTATTTGGAGCTGTGCCTTTGTCAGTTCAACACTGTTTTTGGCCTGCTCCACCAAGACCTCATTGTACTGCTCGGCGAGCTGGTTCATGTACTCCTGGTATGCCTGAGCTTCTGCATTTTCCCGCCACGCCTGCGTGTTGGCGCGGAGAGCGGCGGTACCGCCTTGAATCGTACCGTTCTGGATGTCAATCAGATCGGAGAGCTCTGGTATCAGTTGGCACAGCAACGACAAGGTATTTCGATACTGCTCCTGCTCCTCATTGGAGAGCTGGGTATAATCCCCCATCTCCTCCAGCTTTGCAATATACTGGTCAGCGACATCGGCAGTCGCTACGGTTTGTGCAGCCGTATTCTCAAACGTTTCCCCCGCCTCGTCCATGGCATCCCGCATCCCCTGGGCCGCCTGGGTCAGCTCATCCACAGAGGGAACGGCGTCATTGGCGGCGGCGGTGGCAAGGGCGGCGATGGCGGCGGTCACGCCGGCAACGGCCGCAGCTACGCCCATGATGATGTTCACGCCCGGGATGGCCGCGGTGAGCATGGCGGATGCGGCGGCCGCGACTTTCGCGCCCACAGTGTAGGCGGCCAGGGCCGCGACCACCAGGCCCAGCACCCCCACAAAGGCGGTGATGGCATTGACCAGGGCCGGATTCTGCTTGATGAACTGGGAAACCGCATTGAGGACCTGGGTACCCACGGAGTAGGCTTTCTGGAGCGCCGGGGTGTAGGCGTCGCCGATGGCCACCTTCAAGTTCTTGTAGGCGTTCTGCATCATGGTCAGCTGGCTCTGAGTGGTGGCATACCGCTTGGAGGCCTCGTTGACCAGGGCGGTGTTTTCATCCCAGGCGTTGCTGCCGATCTGCAGGGCGTTGGTGAATACGTCGCTGGCGCCGGCTGCACGGAGCAGGGCGTCACGCATACGGATGTCGGACAGGCCCATGTCATCCAGAACGGCGATTGCACTGCGTCCCTCGGATTCCATGTTACCGAGACCCTGGATAAACTGGATGATGGCCCCGGCCGCGTCATCCTCAAAGGCCGCGGCAAATTCGGAGGCGGACATACCCGCCACGTCCGCGAACTGCTCCAGCCCGTCGCCGCCCTGCTGGACGGCGAGCGACATATTGGAGATCAGGGTGGAGAATGCGGAGCCGCCGGCCTCCGCCTCGATACCGACAGAGGACAGGGCGCCGGAGAAAGCCATGATCTCGGCCTCGGTCATGTTGACCTGTGCGCCAGCGCCGGCGATGCGCAGGCTCATGTCCACGATCTCTTTTTCCGTCGTCGCCAGGTTGTTGCCCAGATCGACGATGGTAGCACCCAGCCGGTCGAAGTCCTCCTGGGACATCCCTGTGATATTCGCCAGACGGGAGAGGCTGGTGGCCGCTTCGTCTGCGGTCATGTTGGTCGATGTGCCCAGCATGGCCATGATTTCCGTGAAGTCCAGCAGGGACTCTTTGTGGATGCCCAGCTGGCCGGCGGATTCGGCGATGGCCGCCAGCTCCTCGGTCGTTGCGGGGATCTCCGTGGACATCTCCTTGATGGCGTCCGACATGGCGGACAGCTCGTCATCGGTGAGGTCGGTGGTCTTGGCCACGCCGGTCATCGCCGACTCGAAGTCCATAGACGCCTGGGCGCAGTCCGCGAAATACCCATAGACCTCTTTCAAGGCGGTGGCGATGCCCGCCGCCACGATTGCCTCGTGGACGGCGCCGAACGCCTGGCTCGCCTTGTTCCCGAAGGTCTGCGCGCCCTCGGCGACCTCCTCCTGTTCCTTTTTCAGCGCGTCGATGCGGTTGGTGAGCTGGGCGGAGCTCTGGCCGAGGTCGTCCATGTCGACCCCGGCCTCTTTCAAAGCGTCGCCCATCTCATCCAGCTTCTCGGTCTGCCGATTCAGGGAGGAGGTGGTCTTGTCGATCTGCTGCTGCTTGGCAAGCAGCTTATTTTGCAGGTCGGCGGAAAATTCCCCCGTCTGCTGGATCTCTTTCTGGATGTTGTCGTACTGCTGCTGAAGGAGCTCCAGGCGCTTCCGGGTGTTTTCCACCGCCGTCTGCTGCTTCTGGTAGGCGGTGATGTCCGACTGCGTTTTGGAGAGGGACTGTATCTCCTTCTGCATGGCCGCCAGCTCCTCCTGGGCGGCCTTGAAGGTTTTATTGTAGCTGCCGCCCAGCTGTGCGTTCAGCTGGAATAGCATCTCATACTCTCTGCGACTTGCCATGTTGTCCCTCCTTTCGGGTCATCGTCTGCCGCGCCGGATGACGACCGGCCGCGGCGCTTTTCTCGGGCGCTTGGCCCGCTGTCCTTCCACAAGCAGGTTACTGGCCTTGATCCACTTCGTCAGCGAGGACAAGGGAAGCTCGGCCCAGTAGGAAACCGGCGTGTTGTTGTTCTGCGCCATGATAAGGCACTGTTTTCGGAGCCATGCCCCGCCGTCGCAGGTTACAGCTCCGAGGCCAGCAAAAAAGTCCGCGCCTTCGACCGGATGCGGTTGTAGTCACCGATGGGCAGCGCCTGGATGACGTCCGCGCCGATGCGCCGGGTCTTCCCGTCCGGGGTTTTGAGGGTGGTGGTGCAGGCGCGGGCGGCCATGCGGATCAGGTACTGGCCGGAGAAGGTGGGGACGATAACGGGCTTGTTCATGGACTGGAGCTCGTCTTCGATGGCGAGGCTGTCGTTGCCGGTCAGCCGGTCGAAGTCAAAGGCCAGTTCCTCGATGGTGCAGCCCTCGAAGGCAAAGGGCTTCTTGAGCTTGTGGACATAGGTGGAGGAGTTCCCCTGCTCGGCCTTGACCTTGGCCGCAGCTTCAGCGGCGGCAAACTCGGCCTCGTTCACGACGGAAGTGTCGCCGGTCTTCTCCTCGACGGAAAAAGCATCGGCGGGGATGGGGGTCACTTTGGTGTCAACGCTCATGGTGCAAACTCCTTTCAAAAATGAGGCCCGGGACGGAGGGTTGCCCCGGGCTCTTGGTGGTTACTTCCCGATGGCCTTGCGGACGTCGGCCAGGTAGTCAACGCCGTTGACCTCGCAGATGAAGTTCAGCGGGTCGACCTCGCGCACCTTGGCGCCGTCGATGTAGGTCGCCCAGTAGCGGACGGAGTACTCGCCGGAGCCGTTGGTGGGAGCGGCCGGGGCGATGCTGCCGCCGGTGTCAGTCTTGGGGACGACCACCAGGATGTGCTTCACGCTCTGCACCTTTACCTCGCCGGCCACGGTGTCCTCGATCTGCTGCGCCACGCGCAGGTCGATGTTGTGGCGGCGGGGCTCGGAGAGGCGCACGCTCTGCTCGGTGGTGGTGCGGAAGTTGAGGGTCAGGCTCATTACGTCGTAATGGCCCAGGACGGGCACCTCCACGTTGCCGGCGATGCCGGCGCCGGAGAGGGTCTGTACGATGGCAGATAGATTCGGGAGGGTGGCCGTGGCCATGCCCACGTACTCCACGCCGTCCTCATACACCGCAAAATTGATTATGGATTCGTCAAAGTTAGGCATAGTTCAGTCCTCCTTTTAGGTCTGCAACGCGCTGGTGACGTAGCTGGTGTCGTACTCCAGAATGAAGTCGATCTCCTGCGCGGGAGAGGGCGGGGTCATATAGATGTGGATCTTGATGATGCCGGCCATGAGGTCAGTCAGCGGATTTTCGCTGTCCACCATCTCCGCCCGGGCGCCCAGGAGGTAGCCGGAGCCGACCAGACCGTTGAGCCAGATGTTGGCGGTGTCCATGATAGTGTCGATCAGACGCCGGTTCATGGGCTTGTCCAGCTTGCTCCAGAAGGTCTGGATCAGGGTGTTGCCGACCCAGCCGAACATCCGGGAAACGGGGATGAAGTAGTCCTTCACGTCGGTGTTGGAGGGATAGCAGGCGGTATAGTTGCCCCAGGCGCACCAGCCGCCCATGAAGTTCAGCGCGGTCACGATGCCGTTGTCGTTGAGGATGTTGGCCTGGGCCAGAGTGAGGTTGACCTCGGTGCCGTCCTCCAGCACCATCGCGTCGCACTGGAAGTTCTTGTTGCTGGGAGACTCGTAGGGGCAGCCGCCGTTGCTGGTGTCGACCTGGGAAATCAGACCGGCCAGCTGCGTGCTCATGTGGAATTTGTAGCCGCCGAGCTTCAGCATGGGCCAGCAGGTCACCTCGTCCACGTCGACGAAGTTGTTGCCGCTCTTTTCGGTGATGGCGGTGGTGTAGCTGGTGGCCCCGGCGGAGCTGGAGTCGATGTCGATCAGCGCTTTGGCCTGGAACATCCCATTGATGCCGCCGGACTTGGTCGCCATGACAGCGGCCACGACCGAGGACTGGGAGTGGCCCGGGGCGCAGATCAGGTCGGGCACGATGCCCAAGGTGGTAAGACACTGCTCGATGCTCTCCATGCCGGTTGCAACGGCGGTATCGTCCACGGAATCGGGCTTGACCTTGTTGTAGGCCACGTTCACCTGCTCGGCGGCATAGGCCTGCCCATCAGGCAACACCTCGATGACCAGAAACTCCCCATCGTAGTAGGTGCTGTAATCGGTGTTCTTGACGTAGGCATCGCCGGTACCGCCAGCGGCCTTGACGACCAGGTTCGCGTCGTCGATGGCCGCGATGGGGAGCTTGGCCTTGTGGTCGGTCACGGCCACGTCGGCAGCGGCCACCGCCTCCTTCATGTCCGCGACGTCAAGGACGTTGCACATGATGACGGGCTGGCAGCCGAACAACTGGAAGTGGGAGTACATGAACTCGCAAAGGGGATAACTCCCCCAGTCATCCGAGTAGCCCAGCTTCTCCACCGCCTCGGCCCAGCTGGTGCAGAGGACAGGGACGCCAGCCGTAGCAGGAGACGCCGCGCTCTGCACGGGGGCCGCGCCGACGACGAAGGGCACGCCGCTGTCGGCGGCAACGGGGGTGCTGACGCTGGTGGCCTGCTCGGAGACATATACGCCATGATTTGCCATAGGTAGTCCTCCTTACTTTCTGCCGGAAGCCAGCTTCTTGTAATTCACGTTCAGCAGGTTTCCGGCGGTCTTTACTTTGATGCGATCCACGGGGAGCGTGTCGCTGGTGACGACCAGGGACGCGATCAGGGGGTGGCGCTCCAGGGCCGGCGCAAGCTCCTTCAGCACGGCGGCCTTGCCGCCGCGGTAGACCGTGCCGGACTGGATCACCCCCCGGATGCTCGGCCCGAGGTAAACACAAAATCCGGCGGCCTTGCCGTCGGATTTCGTGGTGGTCCTTTTCTCTTTGGGCTCCCGGGCCTCAGCCTGTTCGGCGGGGGCGGGGGCCATATCTTTGTGGCCGGTTCTCTTCACAGCCATTGGCGTACCTCTCTTTCCACGCCGGGGACGCGCCAGGTGGTGGTCATTTCTCCGGCATAATATGGGGCGGTGTCGTCGGGGTAGATGAAAGTCTCCAAGCCGGCTTCGAGGTCGAGCTGGAAGCGCTGACCGATGACGACCTCGCGCAACAGGCGAATCCGCAGGCGCTCCATGAGGTTGAGCAGCATGAGGCCGCCCTCTTGTCCGTCGTCGTTGTAGACGGCGAAGATGGAGCGCACCACGGCGACGCCGGCCTCCAGTTCCCCGGATGGCTGGGCGTCTTTGCTAGTGATGGCCTGGTGGATGATGTAGGGGGCCTTTTTCTTCGCGGCGCTGCCGTCCGGTAGGCGCATCAGGTAGACCTCCACCGCCCGGTACTGCTGCTCCTCATTCTCACTTTGGATCTTCACCGGCATGATAAGGTCTTTGACGGCGTCCTCGGTAACGGCTTTCAACTCCTCCAGGAGCATGACACGGTCCATAGGCTACCCTCCCCATCCGTTGAGCACCCGCATGATCTCGTGCTCGATGCGGCTCTCGTAGGTTTTCAAGATTTCCTCGTCCATCTTGTCGGTCGTCTCCTCATGGGCATAGAACACCTGGACAGCAGAAGGCCCGAACAGCTCCCGGATGGGGAACCGCTCGGGGCCCTCGCGCTCGAACACACCGGTATGTCCGCCCACATGGGCAACAAAGGCGTTTTCAAGGGCCTTCTGTGCGCTGGAGCGCAGGACGCGGGTATGCACCCTGCCGTCCGCTCCAAACTTGGTATCGAACTTGATAAGGGGGATGACGTTCCCCCGATAGCCGAAGGTGACCTGATAGGAGCTGGAGGAGTCCTTGACGATGGTGTTGATGGTCTTCGTCCGGGACTTCAGCTCCCCCTGGGAAATGGCGTACTCCTCGGAAACAATCTTCATGCCGACGGTGAGGCCATGCCGCGCCGATCGCTTCAAGGCGCTCCCGACGGCGCGGTACACACCGTCGGGGATGCCGGCCAGGAGCTTTGATGCTCTGTCAAGGCTATCGTCGATTTCGTCAATGGTGATGGCGTAGCTCATTCGTCGATCGCCTCCAGTTCCACCCGCAGCATCCCCATCTCGCAGACCGAGGAGGCGACATAGAATCCCCGGAAGAATCCGCCGCCGCCCTCCCGGTTGTTGATCTGGATGCGCATACCCTTCTCGGGCTGATTGCCGCCCAGGTCGGACAGCGCACAGTGGAGCACGGATGACACGAGGTAGAGCCCCTGGACATGGTCGGACTGGAGCTGGCGTCGCTCCTGCTCCTTCAGGCCGGACAAGACGATGGGGACGTCCTGGTACTCCTCGCCGTCGTAGCGGATGGTGCGCTTTTCGGCGAACTCGTCCAGGTTGAGGAAAACGGCGTGGACGTCATCGGCCACCATGTCCTTGAAGCCACTCATTCCACCGGCCCCTCCGCGCCGAGGCCGGACGGGCCCCCCTCGTCGTCCTCCTCGCCGGAGATCGCGTCCTCCAGGGGCACGTCGGTGATGGCCGCAATCAGCTGCGCCTTGGTCTTGAGCTTAGCGGTGTCGATGCCCATTTCCTCGGCCAACTTCTTGAGCTTGGCGTTTGTGAGCTCCTTGAGCTGCTCCGGGTCAAGGTGGGCGGTTTCCTCGCTCTCTGCGGGCCTGTCCTGGTCGGCAGTGTCCACGCCCGCCCCCGCGCCGCCCTCGCCCTCTGTGGGCGTTGCAACGGCTCCCGCGGTATCTTCCTCGGGGATGTCCTCGAGGATGACGCCCACGCCAAGGGCGGCTAGGCGGGCGGCCTCGGCGTCAGTCACGATGCAGAGGCCGCCGACGGGAACCGGCCGGGGGTGTTTCGCCCCCTCGGGCCGGTAGCCGTACAGGCCGTTGGTGATTTTTACACGCTTCATGGTGTCGCTCCTTTCCCGGCCCTATCAGGTGCCGACCACGTTGGCCGCGTACATCCAGGGGGCCTTGCTCCGGGGCGCGGCCAAGGGGCGGGCGGCCAGGCGCATCTTGCGGGTGTCCTTGTCCTTGTCGACGACGAACTTGGGCACGCGCTGCATGGCGAAGCTGTGGTACTCGTTGTCGTCCTCGATCTGGTCGACACGGCCGTACATCATGTGGCCGCAGTCGGGGGCGGTGACCATTGCGGAGGTCGCGGGGAACAGGCGGATGGTGCCGTCCTTGTCCAGCACAGTCTCGCGCACAGAGAAGATGTCCAGGTCGGTGCCGTCGAAGTTCAGGTTGCCGATCCACACCACGCCGGGGTAACGCACCTGGGGCGCCAGGCGGCCATACTCGGCGCGCCGGTTGTCCAGCAGCTTCAGCGTGTTTTCGTCGCTCTGGATGAAAGCGGCCACGTCGGTGCCCACGATCAGGTCGGTGGCGGGGAGGCCGCGGTCCAGCAGGTCGTTCACCATCGCGGCAACGTCGCCCTTCCAGTCGCCGTCTCCAGCGTCCCACTTGTTCGCCACGGTGTACTTGGCGGGGTTGGAGCCGGTGGTGTCGAAGTAGAAGATGTCGTAGGTTTCGCCCACCGTGTCGTTGTCGATGTAGGCGACGATGGTGCAGCCGTTGTTGATCATGGTCTGGACGGCCATCCACTCCTCACGGCGCTGAATTCGGCGGTCCAGGTCGGTGAGGTCCTGCATCTGGAGCGCCCGGGCGCGCTCGGCTGGGGTGCTGCCGGCATACAGAGCCTCCCCAAAGCCGCGCTTCTGCAGATCGTCCATGGTCAGCAGACGGGAGGGAGCGGTGAAAGGCGGCTCGAACTCGTGGATCTCGTAGCCGCCGCGGGCCACGGGGATGTCGCCGGCACGGCGCACAACGAAGGGAGCCATAGCCCGGTCACGGTCGCGGTACTCTACCAGCACCTTGTTGGCGTTGAAGATGTCGGTCGCCGCGTTGGTGGGGAAATAGCGGTCACGGAAGAAGCTCTGGACGGGGACAATCTCCTGGACCATGCCCGCCATGTAGTAGGTGTCAAAAATGTCGAAAGGCATATTCTTGTCCTCCTTTTAGTCCAGGACCTGGGCAAGATAGATTCCGCACTCGCGCAGGGTGTCCTTGTCGGCCTGGGTGATGGTGTACTCATCATCCACGGTCAGGGCGTCTTCATTGAAGCAGCCCATCACATAGACGGCGACATTGGCATCGGCGTCGGTACCGATGTCCTCGTCATCGCAGAGAATGCAGTCGGGGGTCAAAGTCTCGCTCTCGGCGGCGGTGGTGCCAAGGATCTTCAGCTTGCCATCGCCGCCGGTGCCGGAGCTGCGGCACAGGACGGTGCCCCGTGGATAGGTGGCGGCGACGGCCAGCTTGGTGATGATGCCGGAGGCCACCTTCACAGGCGGTGTGATACCGGCGATCAGCTTGTCGTACTCCATAGAGCCAACCTTGTCGTTGAGATGCTTCGCCATGTTACTTATCCTCCTTCTTGTTCAGGGCCTTCGCATCGGCGCGGCCCTTCGCCATGCGCTGCTCCGGGGTGAGCTCACCGGCGGGCGCGCCCTCGTTGTTGGCGGCTCCGACCTGCTGCGCGCCGGACGTGCCGGTGTCAGCCTCCAGGGCCGCCATGTAGCTCTTGCCGGTCTGAGCGGCTTTCTGAGCCATGCGGTAGGCCAGATCCTGGGCGGTGCAGGGGTGATCCCCGTACTTGGCCTCCCGGATGCTCTCGGCATCATAGAGAGATGCCAGGGCGTCAATCTCCTGGATTCTCTGGCGCTCGGCCTGGGCGGGGTCAGCCCCGCCGTCACCTTCGACCGCTGCGCTGGGGGCAGGGTTGGCAGCAGCTCTCGCCTCGGCCTCCAGCTGCGCGGTCAGCTCCGGGTACTCCGCCCGGAGCTCCTCAACAGTACTTGCCATAGGTGTACTTCCTCCTTTTCTGCCGGTCTTGGCCGGCGGATTTGTATGTGTCTTAGCCGGGGCCGAGGCCTCGGGATCGACCGCAGGAATATTGTCTGGGGCGAACATCCCCGCCGTAAGGTGGATGGTGCGGCCGCGGACGAACAGGCGCCGGCCGTCCGCACTGGCGGCAACGTCCAGGGGCTCCGCATCTTCAATCAGCTCGTCAGCAAAGCCCTTTTCCACCGCCTCGCACCCCGTCATGTAGGTCGTGTCGGACATCATGCGGGACAGGACGGTTTCGGTCAGGCCGGTCTTCCGCTTGTAGATAGCGACTTGGGCCTTGTCCCAGGCGTCATACTGTTCAGCAGCCTCACGCAGTTCGTCGGCATTGTAGCCGCCCCAGAAGAAGCCCCAGCACTTGTGAATCATAATCAGGCTGGAGGGGTTGACCTTCACCGTGTCGCAGGCGCACATGATAAGCGAGCCGCCGGACATCGCCACGCCGTCCACGATGCAGGTGAGCTTCGCTCCGTCCCGCGCCAGCTCCCGGAGCCGGTTGTGGATGGTGTTGGACGCACCGGCGTCGCCGCCATAGCTGTTCATGCGGATGGTGATGTCCTTGCAGGCGGCGATCTGCCCCAGGTCATCCAGGAACTCAGAGAGAGTGATAAACTGTCCCTCTACGGGGTCGCCCCACCAGTCCGTGGGATGCTGCTCATAGATGTCGCCGTACATGGTGATCTCTGCGCTCTGGCCGTCGGCGGTAGCCATCGCATAGGCGGCCCGCTTGATGTTCACGACGGGCCGCGCGGCCGGTGCTGTTTTGCTCATGTGTTTTCTCCCTTCCCTTCGCCCCCGCCATCGCCGCCTTCGCCGTCACCGGCGCCGGAGCTCGGCAGGTTGGTGATCCGTGCGCCGCCCGCTTCCGCGAGCTTCGCGTTTTCTGCTTTCAGCTGCTCCACGTTGGCCTCCCAGTCGCCGCCGCCCAGCTCGCGCGTGACCTGCTCGTGGGTCTTGAAACCGTGGTCGACCAGGACGACAGCGGCGTTGGCCTCTTTCAGCGGGTCGAGCTGCCCCTGGACGGGGCCGATCCAGCGCGCGCCACACCACGCGGCCCGCACCAGGGGGTCTTCAAAGAATCCCGGGGCCTTTATGCGGCCGCGGGCCACCGCCTCCGAAAGCCATACCTCATAGGCCGGCTGGCAGAAGTCGGCCACAAACCAGCTCCGGCGCATCTTGAACTCTTCCCAGGCCTCCAGGAGAGCGGCGCGGGAGGCAGAGTAGCTGGAGTTGAAGGTCTTCATCAGCACCTCGTAGGGCTCGCCCAGGGCCGCGCCGGTCTGCTGGCAGAAAGTCTTGACGAAGGCATCAAAGCCCGTGGTGGGGATGCTGGGGTTTCCAAATTTGATGTCCTCATTCTCCGCCAAGTGGGAAACCGTGCCGGGGCCCATCTCATACTCGCTGTCGCTCCCGGATAGGTTGTTCTCGATGGGATTTGCCGCAGGGACACCGGCGATGTCGCCGTCGCCGACCTCGTTGATGGGGATATCGGTCTGGCTGGTCTTGGTGATGATCCACGCCGTAAAGAAAGACTGGACAAGGGCGGCCATAAGCGTGCTCTCCGTGTACCGGCGCAGCTGCAGTAGCTGCTCGATCACTGGGGCCAGATAGGTCACGCCACGGTACTGGTCCGGCCGTTCGCTCCCCATGATGTGGAGGATGTTCGGCAAGCCCGTCCGGGGGCCGTATGCCTCCACCCTCGTCCACTTGGTCGGCTCTGTCGTGGTCTGCCAGGGGTAGGTGTTGTGGACGTAGTAGGCGACGACCATGCCGTCGTTGTCCACCTCCACCCCATCAAAGATGCGGTTGCTGTTCTCCGGGTTCTTCCCGTCTGTGATGTGGGCCACGGCCGTTCCACCCCCGTACTCGGCGGGGGTGCGCACCCGGTCGGCCTCCACAAGATGGATGCGTAGGGAGTAGGGATTTACCGGCGTGGGGTTTCTCCGCTTGAACACGGGGAAAACGTCTCCGCTCTGGAGCCACGCCACCAGTGCCAGCTGCTGCATACCGTAAAAATTGTTCATACCGGTAGCGTCGCAGTTGGCTTTGTTCTTGGCCCACAGGGAAAACTCTGCCTCGGTGCGCCGCTGCCACTCCTTGGCCGCTTCCGGGGAGATGTCCAGCACCTCCCGATCCACGGAGCTCTTGAGGGTCAGGCCGACACCGACCACCTTCGTCCGGTTGGTATTGATGGCTGACGTCGCCACCGGGGAGGACATATACAGCATCCGCCCCCTCTGGCGGAGGGTGAAGTTGTTCCAGTCGATGTCCTCCCTGGGGGAGCCGCTGCGCGGGGTAAAGCCTTTGAGCGCCCGCCGGGTCATGCTGGCGCCGGCCTCGCTATATCCCTTGGCCTGGGGGCGCGCTGTGTCGGGCAGGAAAAGCCCGGTTTTCTTATCGCGGTATATGTCGCCCACCTCCTATGTGTTGCATAAAAACGGGCCGCCCGGCGGCGAAAGGAGCTAACAAACTCCGCCGGGCTGCCCGTAACACCCCTCGCGTCGAGAGGGAGTGTCCTTAAAAATTGGCATTTTGCGAATTGACAATATTTTCTTCGCGCTGTATCATAAGCCTATCTTCGCGAAAGGGGTTGTTTTTGTGAAGTCGAAGTTCAGTAAATACCGCTACCATAACGGGAAGCGGTGGGTTGGCGGCACTGCGGCCTACAACCATTTCTTCAAGGAAAATGGCGGAATCGACAATGTGTTGGAGCGTGTCGCTGAGGAATCCGCCCGCTATGCAGTTCAAAAAGTGCTTAAATCTATGAAGGCGGCATACAAGTAAGCCGGTCCCCCACACCACGAAGGTGTGGGGGATTTTTATTACCAATCGCGGGGGATGATACCGAAGGCCTTGCGGGGCCGCCTGCCGTTCAGCAGGGCGGTCAGCTCGTCGATCTTCTGCTCGGCCTCCTCGATCTCGTCCTTGAGGGTGCCGAGGTCGAAGCGGGTGAGCTGCCGGTCGTCGATGGTATAGCTCTTGACGCGGCCGTCTACCAGGGCGGTGTAAGCCGCAGTCAGCTTCTCATAGGCGGAGCGCCAGAAGTTCAGCCGGATTTTCACGTCGGTCATGTCTGCCATTGGGCATCACCTACCATTCGTCGTAGTATTTCTTCAGTGCGGAGCCGCGCTTGGTCTGCTTTTTTGGGGGCGGCGGGGCTGTTGTAACACCCGTAGAGGGGGCCTTCCCCCGGGCCGCCTTTAGCCGCCTGTCTATCTCGTCAAGGTTGGCTGGCGTGCATTTGAAAGCCGCCAGAGCGTAGTTGCGGCAGTCCAGGGCCTCGTTGCGCTCGTGGCCGGGTATCTTCTCCCACACCCAGGGCTGCTTCTTGGCCGGGTCATATACCAGGTGCTCAGAGAGCAGGCCGGTAAAGTAGCCGGGGCCGTAGTCGTCCCGTCTCGGGAAATGGCAGTACTTTGAGCCCGGCTTCTGCACCTTGAGGTTGTCCATGATGATCTGCTTGCCGGAGTCGACGCCGAGCTGGTACTGCCAGCAGGTGCCGATGGCGACCTGATTGACTACGATCTTCATCTTCTTCGGCGGAGAGGTGTAGGGCTTATCCGCCCCGGGCATACCCTTGATGCAGAACACCTTGCGGGAAATGCGCGCCCGGCATTGGAGACGGACGTCCTGGGTGAAGTGGCCGCCCTCGTCCACGAAAGTCATGGAGCTTCGGAGGCCCAGGCCGTCCTCGAAGCGGAACACTCGGTTGAACACCATCTCGTCCAGCTTGGCCCAGGTATCCGGGTCATCCGGCCTGCCCATGACGATGCCCTTTTCAATGCCCCAGGTTTCCCCGAAGTGGCCGTGCCCGACGACCTCATACTCCATGCGGTCGTCCTGGGTGTCCACGCCGGCGGTGAGCACTAGCACCCCCTCCGGCAGCTCCACGGGAGCGCCGTCCGGCCGGGTGCCGTAGTCCTCCCGGCGGGCCATGAGGCTGTCCTCGTCCTCCAGGTCGCCGCGGTCTTCCCACAGCAGGCCGAAGCAGGTGTTGTAGACCACCTGGAGCTTCCGGGTGTTGCCGATCGCTTTGAGATACTTGAGCACGATGGAGCTCCAGGAAGCCCACTGGCTGACAAAGGCATTTAGCCAGAAAGAGCGGACGCCCTGGGCGTATGCATCGGGGTTGTCCGCCTCCCAGCGCGCGGGCTGGTGCTTCATGGTCGTCTCGTTGGAGATACATCCGCAGCCAGGACAGACGTACCAGACGCGCAGCACCTTGAAGGTCTTGCGGCCAGCCACCACGCTTTCCTCGTGCTCATAGCGGATGTCCTCGAAGTTGATCTCGTGGTACTCTCCGCAGTGGGGGCATTTGCTTTTCCACCGCTCCATCGTGCCCTCGGCGTAGGACGCCTCGATTGCGCTGGCGTTCTTAACGGTGGGGGTGCTGACCTCCAGAGCCTTGGCGTTGTAGAACGTGGTCTGTCGGGCCTGGGCCAGTTCCCAGGGGTCACCCTCGTTGCCGGCGGAGGTCGCCCAGCGGTCGCGCTCGTCCCCCATGATGTAGCGGATGGGCTTGGATGCCAGAGCGTGGGCCTCGGTGGAACCGCACATCGTCAGGATGCCGCCGGGGTATGTCTTTTGCAGGATGGTGTTTCCGCTGTCGCGGCTTTTGGGGTCCGCCACCTTCTTTTTGAGGGTGGGGCAGTCCCGGATCATCGGAGCGATACGGAGCTTGGAGTACTCCTTGGCGTCAATGGTCGTGGGGTGGACGAACAGGATGGAGCCGGGATCCTCGTCGATGATATAGCCGATGGTGTTGTTGAGGAATTCCGACTTTCCCACCTGGGACGCCGCCACCATGACGATACGGCGCACCCGGGGGTCGGTAAATGCGTCCATCGGCTCCCGGAGGTAAGGGGTGCGGTCGGTGCGCCAGGGGCCAGGCTCGGCGCTGGCCTCGGTGGACAGGCGGCGGTTTTTCTCCGCCCATTCCGTTACGGTCAGGTCATCCGGCGGCTTCATGCCGGCCAGGACCTTGGCGACAACAGCATTGAGCCGGGCGATGTCCCGCTTAGTCGTCATCGGCATCACGCCCAGCCTCGGTCTCCCAGGCCCGCCGCTCCCGGACGCGCTCCTCGTATTTCTTCGGATCATAGCGGTAGCCTATCAGCTCCCGCATAACCTTGTTGACCTCCCGGCGGACGATCTCGGCCGCCTCTGCCGGGGAGTCTGCCGCGGACACGTCCACGGCCAGCCGCCCGGGCAGGGCCATCAACGCCCCGCGCACGGCGTAGATCAGGTCAGCAGTCATCGCAGCCACGTCCTCGCTCCGGTGCATCTTGCCCTGGAGCTCGTCGGCCTCGGCCTTGGCGATCTGGGCGCGGGCCACCTTCATCGTGACCTCGGCGGCGCTCTTGGCCTCCTCCCGCTTGATTTCCTGCTCAGACTTTTCAGGCCCCGCGCGGGCCTTGAGCATGGCGCAGTAGGCGCGCATCGTCTCGCCGAGCTCGAACAGGTTCCCGTACGGGGTGCTGCGCTTGTGCAGCGTTCCCTGGGCCACCAACTGGCCGACCCACTGGTTACTGTTCCCGGTAGCCGAGCAGATGTCGGCGGTCTTGACGTAGACGGGAGTGCCAGCACGCAGCACATAGACGGCGCCGCCCTCCACGACAATATCCTGTTTTCTTGGTGCCATGGGCTGCGCTCCTTTCCTGACCTGTGGCCCTCCGCCCGGCGTCCGGGGCATTTCTGCCCCGGGCCAGGCTATAAAAATAGGAGGCGGGCGTCCCACGCCCGGCGGAAGGTCACGAGATGTCGATATTTTTTACTGAGATTTCAATTAAAGTTCCCCTATTTCGCGCGCACTAACTAATCGTTTTTTGGGGTCGGCGAGCCCGCACCCTTTGGGTGGGGGCCGCCACAGTACCTTGCCGCGCTTCTCGTCGTCGCCTTCAATGCCCGTTTCCAGGGCTTGCAACACCCCTTCACGCCTCGGCATGAGAACGCCCAGGGCAGAACACATACGCAGCTCTCACGCCTTGTATGGCCCTGTCCTGGGCTATGCCTGGTGTATGGGGGCATGGGGTATGCCTCAGTACTTGGTCAGCAGCTCTGCTTTGCTGTACCCATGTACGCCTTTTGTCATCATCGAGAGGAAGTCATCGCGTGAGAAATCAGACAGGCGGAATACCTCCTCGGGCTTCATGCCCAGCTGCTTCCCGATTTCCTGCACGCTTTTCCCGTCGGCCAGCAGGCGCTTAACGATGGCCTTCATAGGCTCCAGCAGGTGTGTACCACGGGCGCGGTTGTGGGTGACGGTGCCGTAGATGTCCTCGGTCTGGTCGTCGTGCCGCACGATTACCACGGGCACCTTGCCGCCCAGCTTCGTGTGCAGGGGCTCCTCTCCGGCCACCGTCCAGCGGTGAAAGCCGTCGATGATGGTGTAGTCAGGGCGCACCACGATGGGCAGCGTCCAGCCGTTGGTGAGAATGGACTGCACCAGCAGCTTCAAGTTCTCCCGGTTGACCTTGTTGGGGTTGTAGTCGTTGGGCTTGAGCTGGTCGCGGTCCACCCACCGTAGGGAGGACAGAGGGGCGAACAGGTCCACATCAGCCATTCGCTTCACCTCCCTTCCGGAAGGACTTGGCGTAGGCTGCGTAGGCGCAGAAAATATCCTGGTAGATCGCCCGCAGGGTGCGGAGCTTGGGGTCGCCAGCCACCAGCCCCTCGTACATCTTCCGATAGTCCCGGGGGCGGGCCATGCCGTCCATGCGGATAAAAAGCTTGCGGTACTGCTTGGCGACCTCGCGCTTATGCGGGGTGTTGAAGAAATCGGCGGGGCGCTCGAACAGCATCTCTTTCAGGAGCGCGCGGTAGTCCTTCGTGTCCTTGCCCTCCAGCTCCTAGCGCTTCCGCGTCGTGCGGTGGAACATTTCGCTGTCCCAGTAGAGCATGGCAAGGTAGGCGTTGGGCTCACGGCGGAGCACGCGCTCCATCAGAGCGGGGTCATACTCCGCAAGATGTACCAGGACGGGGACGGTATCGACAGAGAAGAATTGCGAAACCCGCAGCTGGTTGCGATTGACCCCGACCTGGTACATCTGCAGATAGACCTTGGGAATCTCCACCCGCTCGTTGCGAAGGTAGAGCCACACGTCGATGGTCTTCCAGTCGTAGATCGGGTAGATGGTGTTGGTGTTGGTGATCCCCTTGCCGCCCACGCCCAGAGCCGCCATGTACTGGAGGCGCTGGACGGATTCGGCCGCCCGGACGCCGGTCATCATAATACCGTCCCGGGTGACGCGGGGCAGGAAGGATTGATAGTTGTCCACCCTGGGCTTGAGCAGAGGGTGGTTACGGATGGCAAAGGGCGGCGGCTGCCGCACCCAGACATCCCGCTTGCGGCGATCCCAGCAGACGAATGTCTCGTCGCTGGAGAGCTCGTTGAGGCAGTTGAAATGCTTGACCTCGATGCACCACCACTGGAACTTGGCGCCGGCCAGCAGGAACTTCTTGCGCCAGGCCTTGGCCGTCTCCTCGATGCAGTCGAAGATGGCCTCCTCGTCGATGAAGAGGACGGTCAGCAGGGCAGGATCGATCTCCCCGGCCTGGATCAGCTTCAAGGTGAGGTCGGCCAGGCACAGGCTGTCCTTTCCGCCCGAGAACGACATATAGACCGGGACGCCGTTGGAAAACACGTTTTTGATACGCTGGCGGGCGGCGGTCACGATGTCCACGTTGGACGCAACACGCTTCACAGCCATATCCGCTCACCGCATTTCGGGCAGAGAATGAACCGGCGTGCCGATCCTTCCTCCTGGGGCTGTGTTCCAGCCGCCGGCGGGACATATTCCTCGGCATTCCTCGCGGCGGCTTCCTCCCGGGCCTCGGTGCGCTCCCGGGCGTTGCGGATCTCCTCGATGCGCTCCTCGTCGATGGCGCCGTACTCGCTGAGGGTGTCGGCGGCCTCGTCTGCCTCCATGACCATCGCCCGAAGCAGGTCTTCCTCATAGCCAGGGATGTCCAGGTCATCCTTCAGCTCCAGGACAAAAGCATCCAGCGCGGACAGGTCATCCACGCCCAGGTCGAACACTCGGTTGTCGGCCAGCATCAGTTTTTTCTTCTGGGCTTCGGTCAGGCCGGTCACGACGTAGCAGTCCGCCTCGGTGCGGCCCATGGAGAGGAGCGTTTCATACAGACCGTTGCCGGCCAGGATGACGCCGCCCTCGTCCACCACGATGGGGCGGATCTGGCCGAACATCTCAATGGAGCGCCGAAACTCCTTCAGCTGCTTGTCGGTGTGCATCCGGACGTTCCGCTCCGGGCTCCGGAGCTCGGACAGGAGCTTTCTCGTCACGTTCATGCCCACACCCCCTCCAGGAAGACCCGGGCGCTCTCGATCTTCTCCGCCGCCTCAATGACGATGGAGGGGTCTATGTCGTAGACCTCGCGCCAGCCGCTTTCGGTGCTGCCCGTCCACTGCCGGGCGGGCCAGGGGTGCGTACCGCAGAGGTAGCCGTTCTTCCACCCGTAGATGGGCGGGAGGGGAAGCTGGTGGTAATGGATATAGGCCAGGACATGCTCATGGCTCCAGGCCGCGAGCGGGCTGAAGCGGGTGACGCCCCTGCCGTCGGTGTAGATGTTGGTGCCACGGCCCACATAGTTCCCGTCCGCACGGCGGCGGCCCAGGATGATGAGATCGAGGCTGTGGGCCTTGGCGTAGATGCGCTGGGCTCGGTGCTGCACAATGGAAAACCACCGCCCAGCAGTGGCCGAGTTCTGCGGGAACAGCATTTCGGGGTGACGGGCCAACCAGTCGAGCCCCTGGTGCGTGTTGATGACCTCGCAGCCAGCCGGCTTGTTGGCCTCGATCCAGGCGGCAAAGGCCGGGTACTCCAGGTCGCACACGCCGATCATGCAGTCGGTCACGCCGGCGGCCTCGCAGAGCTTGCCAAGGACAATGCTGTCCTTACCACCGCTCCAGGCATAGGCCGCCTTTTTGCCCGCTGTCTTGGCCTTGATGTCCTTGATAGTCGCGGCCACAAGTTCGCCCAGGGCCGCCTCGGAAACCGTGCTCTCGACGGTTGCAACAGCCTCCAGCCAGGCATCGTTGGTGATGCGTTGTTTCCTACCCAGGCTCATGTGCTCACCGCCTTTCTGGAGGCGATGACGGCTACGACGCCGCTCGACAGCACAGTCGTCAGGCTGCCAGCCGTTTTGAGGGCCGGAATGCCCGCGATGTTGCCGTAGGCAAAGATGGGGAGTCCGACGCACAGAGCGGTGAGGACGCCGGCGAACACGCCGCCGGCGGAGAGCTTCTTCCCCAGCAGCGTCATCACCGTGGGGAGTAGCGTGGAGGCCCGCAGGGTGCCGTAGAACAGGAACAGGTGCGTCACGGTCAGCCCCGGGATGTTGGCAATCAGGATGCTCACCAGCAGCAGGGCCAGCATGACACGCCGGGAGGCGCGGATATTGTCGGCCCCCTCGCCGGTCATCCAGTCCGTCGTGAGGGACGCCGCGGCGCACAGATTGCTATCCACCGTGGAGAGCAGGCCGGAGATGACCATGAACAGGAAGGGCACCAGCACCCAGGCCGGGAGCAGCGACATGACAAACTCGAAGTTCACCATGCCGGGGTCTACCGCCTGGAAGCCGGAGCCGGCGGCCAGGAAGCCTACCGTGCCCATGGCGATGGGGACAAGGGCGAACAGCAGAGCCGCAGCGAAGAACGAGCGGCCGATGCGGTCTTCCCGAATAGAGAATGTCCGCTGCCAAAAGCACTGGTCGCCGAACGGCCCAGAGATAAGGCCGACCGCCGTCGGGAGCCCGAAGCTCAACAGCACCTCGACACCTGAGACGGAGATCAGGGAGGTGTACTCCCCGCTGATGGAGCCAAGTCCGGCCTGTACTGTCTCCAGGCCGCCGGTCAGCCGGAGGCCCAAGGTCACCAGGAACGCACCGCTCAAGATGATGATGCCCAGCTGGACGACATCCGTGGCCACCGACGCTTTGATGCCGGAAAAGCGGGCGTAAGAATAGGCGATGGCGGCTAGGGCCAGCGTCATGCTCCAGAAGGGCAGGCCCGTGAGGAGGGCCAGCGTCTTCCCGCCGGCGAGCAGCTGCACAGCCGTCGAAAGGACGGCCAGCGCGCCCAGCTGGAAGGAGTAGACGCCCTTGACCTTCGGGGAGCGGTACCGCTCGGCCATGTAGCCGGTGAGGGTGATACCCTCCGGGTACTGGCGGCGGATCTTCTTGGCAAATGGGATGAAGATGATGAGGCACAGCACATTCGGCACCAGAAACCAAAACATTCCCGGCACGCCTCTCGTGTAGGCCATTTCCGATGATGTGAACAGGGACGGCGCCCAGATCCAGGTGGCGGCGATACTCATGGCCGCTACCGTGGCTCCGATGCGCCGGTCTGCCACGTGGAAACTTTCTACGCTGGTCGCCCTGCGGGTGAAAATAAGCGTGACGCCGATCATCAGCAACGCATAGGCGGCCAGGACAATGATTCCGAACATTTTACTTTTCTCCTTTTTTGGCGTCGCCGCTGCCCACGTTGGCGAACATGAAGCCCGGCGCACGACCGACGCGCAAGGAGTAACGCGGCGGCCTCAACCTCCTTTCCCAAAAGAATGGCGGCCCCTCCGAAGAAGGGCCGCCTGGCTTCATAGGATTTTACGAGTTTAAGCATATCGCACATAAAGGGCGTTTGCAAGCGTCGCACCGCGTCACGCCATTGCAACTTTTCAGGAGGACAGGTAGCGGTAGCAGGCCGACTTCACGCCGTCCTCCGTGTTGCGCCCGCCGATGACAGCGGCGACCTCGCCCCAGGTCAGGCACCGAAGAAAGCGGAGTCGGAAAATCATCCGCGTCTGGTCGTTCTCGATGCTCTCTACAAATTCCGTGACGGCCGCCTCCGCCCGGTCGATCTCCTCTTTGAGATACCGAATGCGCTCCGTCATGTCGGCGATCTCCACAGCCAGGTCGCCCACCTTATCCCGGACGCCCGGCGCATGGGGCATTCCGCTCAAGTTCTGCGCTCCGGGGCAAGCCGCGGCTCGGAGAGACTCCAGGATTTCTTCGTCCCTGTTCAGCCGCTCGCGCAACTTGTAATACTGGGACAACTCTTGTAGCGTCATTTTTGGCTCACCCCCACACCATCGTTACTTCCGCTTGAATTCCTTTGCCTTCGGGCAGGTGCTGAAATGGGACACATACCCGAAGCCGCTCACCCGGTCACGCTCGCCGATAAAGTCGCAGCTCACGACTTTCCCCAGCAGGGTGACAACCTTGCCCGGAGCCCCCGGGCGGGCCCAGAATGGCACCGCCCCGGGATTACACGGCATACTTTTCCCGGCCGTGGTCTTTACCCACACGATTTCAGCGCCGCACCCGCGACACACGCTTCTTCTGCTGCTCATGGTACGCACCGCCTCCTATTGTCATCTGCTCCATCTGCTTTTGCGGGGCCTCTTCAACGGATATCACCCGTGCATCCCCATACCGTTCCAGGAACATGGCTAAGTCCTCTTTGATGCCGATGGCCTGGCTCGCCCGGGCATTGACCTGGACAGTGATAATCAGCACGGGGGAACCCTCTTGCCCGGAAACTCCGGAAAAGGCGAGCTCTCGTCCAAAAATACGTAAGTAGCCACTCGCCCCAAGTGGCCCATTGAGCTCCCTGCATCGTACATCGCCCTGGAGGCGCGCCTAAAGGCCTGTCTGGCGGATATACCGACACCTTGCATTGCTGCTATGAAGCGCGCAAAATCGTAAAACTCCTCATGCGAACAACCTTGCGCCCGCATCTTTGTGAGCCGGACGGCTTCATTTCTTGAAACTCCATCTCCCATAAGCCTTTTAACAAAACGCTTTCTTGTCATCTTTGCACCCCCTCAAAACTCTCTCTGACGCCCTTCTCGAACTCGACCACATGGAAGCGGCCGACCGGGTGTACCCAGACCACCGCCACGCGCATCGTCTGGGCATTCTTGGCGTCGCTGTCCGAAAAGGAAACAGGCTTGCGGTAGACTACACCGCCCACCTGGACGCGGCCGCCGGTCGCCGGCGCCGGGGCGGGGCGCCCCGGTACCGGCTGGGATCTCGCTCGCTTTTTCTTCATTCCAGGCTTCCCTCCCAAGTCCAGAGCCCCTGCTTCCCGGAGGCTTTCACCGGCGGGTCCACTGGGATCATCACATGAAACTCCCACGCATACCGGCCAATCGAAAAGTCACCCAGGTCCAGCTCCTGGGGCGACAGCTTCGCCCGGAAGTCCTCTGTAATCAGATTGCAACGGGTCAGAATCGCCTTTCCGACGATGGCCCCGGTAGGTAACTGGTCAAGTGCCCCGGGTCGGAGGAAGAGGCTGTCCAGCCGCTCCAGGGTGTTCCACCCACTGCCTTCTGTGTCGGCAGCCAGCGCGTCGATAGTTCGACGCACCGGCCGCATGGCGGCGTGAATGGCTATGGGGCCTCGGTAGGCGGTGGCCCAGCTCCGGGTTTCATATTTTTTCTGACCAGACACCAGCAGTGAGGCCCAGGGCTGCCAAATGGTAATTGCCTTCACGGCTTCGCCTCCCCGTCTTCCTTACGACAGGCTTGAACGGCGTTGCAGCGGTCGCCGCAGGTCTTACAGCACTTATCGCAAAACGGGTGCGCCGACTTGCAGAGGGCGCAAGGGTCAGGAGATTCTTCATACTCGCGGAAAAGTTCGTGTGTGCCGTCCTGGAGGGCCTTTTCTTCGTCAGACATCTCGTACCCCAGCTCGGTGAGGATTTTATACAGGAAGTCCAAGCTTTCGTTTCCTTGGTGGACGCAGGCCATGCTGTGTTTCGCGGAGTCCCAGCGCCACCAGAAGTAATTTACTCCCTCGCTGTCAAAGGACGCATAGGCGGTAGCCAGGAGGGAGTATTCCGGACTTTCTTTCGACCGTTCATCAAAGGCCGCAGTGTCGATTTCATCATTTTCTGTGTCAATGCCGACGTCCAAAAGTTCGGACATCATGTCGTCATCTGGGTCATCATGGCCCCGGAGGAGCATTCCCGCTACAAACCGGCAAACAATCGCCACATTCTTTTTCGCCGCTGAAAAGTCTTTGATGAATGCGTAGCGGGCCTGGTATGCTGCCCTGGAGATAGTTTCAAGCTCTGCGTGCCGACGCTCCAGCTCGGCCTTGATTCGCTCCGCCTGGGCCGCCGCCTCTGCGTCCTCCGGCTCCTCGACGATTTGGCGATAAAGGTCTACCTGGTGCATTCCCACACAGAAGAAGTAAGCCACGGTGCCTGCGTCATCGGGGCGCGTCACCTCGTCTTTCTTGTTCCAGATGCCGTAATTCCGCACATACCGCATGGTGGATTGGTCCGCCTTCTCGACCTGGGTCGCAAAGGCGGAAAGGGCCTGCACCCGCTCCGCGATGAGCTTGCGGCTTTTCTCTGTCTCGATGGCGCTGGCCAGCTTCTGTCGGAAGTTGTTGGTGCCGACGGCCTCCAGGACTTCATTCTTCAGCTCCGGGTCTTCGATCTTGTCCAGATCCATGTAATCCATGAGGTTGGCACCACGGCTCACGGAAGCCTTGAATTTCTCCTGGTCGAGCTCCAGCAGCTTCACTCTGCGCCTGACGGTCGTCTGGGAGAAGCCAGACTTCCGGGCAATCTCGTCAATACTGTCCCCCAGGTCGAGCATCATCTGGAAGCCCTGGGCCTGCTCGTAAAGGGTGAGGTCGGACCGCTGAATGTTCTCCATGAGCATGGTCTGCACCTGCGTCCGGAGATCCATGTCAGTAATGACGCAGGGAAGCTCCTTCAGACCGGCCAGCTTCGCGGCTGCAAGGCGCCTGTGGCCGATGACGACCGTGTAGCCTTTCTGCCAAGTGTCGCCCGTAATTTCCCCCTTCACCATCCTTGGAACAACGGTCAAATTCTGGAGGACGCCGTTGGCCTTGATGCTGTCGGCCAGTTCGGTCAGGTCGCCCAAGTCTTTCCGGGGGTTGTCGGGATGGGAGTAGAGCTGTTCGATGGGGATGTAGACCAGGCCGTCAGGGGCGTCGTCATCGCCCAGGGATGCAGGGAGAGCTTCGTCCATAGCCTCCCGATCCTTCCTGTCGCGGATCGCCTCTTGGTCGTAGATGTAGTAGCCCTCGCGGGCGTTTGCCGAATAGTAGGGGCATTCCAGTTCCTTGCAGATGAAGTCGCACTTCTTCCGCTCACATTCGACCTGCAGCGGGCAGCGGTCGTTGATTGATTTTTTCATACAAGCTCCTTTCGTGGCCGGCTTATCCCTCGGCCGGGGAATTTGATGTGATGCGGTGTGTCTTAGGGTCCATGTGCCGGAGTAGCGCCTCCAGGGGCCACCGCTCCGGGCAGGTGTATATCGCTTTCCATCGGTATGTGTGGACCGGCTGGCTGGTGTTACCGAGGACATTCGGTATGGCGACCGGCTCTTTTCTTTCCAGGAAGAACATCTCACATCTCCTTTCGGATATATCTGTTCACGCGGCACCACCAGCGCTGGGCCTGCTTCTTCCGGGCCGTGCGGCAGGCCGAGCAGAAGCGATTTTCCTTGCGCTCATAGAAGGTAGCCCCACATCGCGCGCAGTATTGCGGGGGTATGCGGCGGAACTCTGTGCAGGAATCACAGTCCTTGCACCCGGCGGCGCATCCGTCGAAGTCATCCCAGTTCATGCACATAAACCGCTGCCAGTACGGATCGTAGCCGAGCTCGTTCATCCGGTACCGTAGCAATGAGTCGAGCGCGGACAGGTTTTTCCGCACCCCTGTCCGTGTGCGCGAGAGGCAGAGAGCCTGCTTCACGGTTGGCTCCGGCGCCCCATATCCCCACTGATGGTCCCCCATCATGGCCCGCACCTTATCTTGGCTTTCGGTCAGGTACACAAAATAGACCTTTCCTCGGATAGCCTTTTCGGATTTGCCCAGCGCCTTTCCTATCAGTGTGTAGCTGTCGCCCCGACGGATGCCATCGGCCAGCTTATCGAAATCCTCTTGTGTCCAGACTGCTGCGCTCCCGTGGTTATCGGCCCTTACTGGCCTGTTCTTCAGGCCGAGGTCGGTACACCTGCGCTGGATAGCCCCAGCCGACCTATGGAGCACTTCTGACAGCTCGGCGTACCCATAACGCTGCTGCTCCAAAAGAGCCTTCAGCCGACTGTCCTCTTCTGGCGTCCACGGGTCCTTGCGCTGAACAGCGAAGGCCTGAAAATCTTTCCGACGCTGCTCGGCCACCCATTCCGGCTCCGCCCCCAAGGCCAGCGGCTCCATCTTGGAGAAGTCCAGAAAGGCGCGGTTTTTCTCGGCCCACACCCAGAATTCATCCAGATAGACCACGCGCCATGTATGGGCCAGGGCCTTTTTCATGTGAACTGGAAGCCCTCGCTTCTCAACCCAGCTCTTAATTTTGTATGAGTACGATTTCTTCGACCCTGTGACTGCGATGACAAGCTGATTGAGTGTCACATAGTCGCCGCTGTCCAGAAACGCGCCAAGGCCTAATTTGCGGGCTCGGATGGTGACAGCCGTTTCCGTTCGGTTTAGCCGCTTAGCTATTGTGGAGATCGTAACCCGTCCCCAGTTTTCGGAAAGATATTCTTCTTCGGCAGCATTCCAATTTGGTCCCTTCGCCCTTTGTCCGCGTTCTCTGCAAAGTTTCATCCGGTGTCGGGCATTGGCTACTTGGGTTTCGTGAACTTTGAATTTCTTTGCAAGCTCTGTGTCGCTGAACTCCAAATAATGTTCACGGATATATGCAACCTGCTCCTGGGTCAACCGTTTATTGATTTCCCTCCCCTCCCTTCAAAACAGAGTGAGTTGACCGCCTTTGCCTTCATTCAGTTCTGGCCCTACTGTGCCAAGCGGCTCCGGGGCCGGCGTTTCCGCCTGGCCTTTCGGAGCCGCCGTGAACAGTACGCGATCCATCTGCACCCACAGCCGGCGCCAGTGCCAAACGTCCCGGAAGTACATAGGCGTGTACCAGACGTTTGGACCGTCGCGAGGAATGAGCCCATGAGGGTCAATCCCTGTTATGGGGCGGGAGATGCTGTCGTCTATGACCACATACCCAGGGCAGCCCATGAGGCTCAGCTGGATATAGCACATCATCCCGGCCAGGAAGTCGATGTCCTGGGCCACGAACAGCACCGACGTCTGGAAGTTGATGTCGTGGCCAGGACGGCGGCACTCGTTGGCAAAGGCAATCAGCAGGGCCCCTGCTCCGCAGGCCGGGTCGTTAACGGCCACCCATCCCCTTTGTTCGATACGCGCCTTGAGATCGTCGCCGTAGGTCATGCCGGACATCGCCCGGCACACGGAGTACGGGGTGAAGAACTGCCCCTTCCACTCGTTGCTGAGGCCGAGGGCCATAAACAGCTCCCCGAGGAGGTCTTGATCGGGCTCTCGCTCCATTTCCATAGCCACCTCCGCCAGCATCTGTGCGAATACCTCCAGCTCCTTCCGGGAGTACCGGGAAGCGTGCTCCATGTACTCGCGCTCACGGGCCTCCCGGTGAGGGCCGCCCAGGATGTTCGCGATGCTGATGGCGGACATGATGATGAAGTCCTGCCACACTTCCCACCTGGAGTAGCGGCCGCACAAGCCGTCCAGCAACTTGACGATATTCTTTTGGCACTCACCACGGAGACGGATGGCCTTTCCCATGACTTATCCCTCCGCTTCCGGCGCGCCGTCGGCGGCCTTCGCCTGGATGGCAGCCTTGGTCTTGGCGATGACAGACTTGACGCCCGCATCGAAGCCGCGCTGGTAGACTGTCTGGAGATATTTCTCCATCTGGGTCTTATCCATGTGTTTTACGGCCTTGTAGTCCTCACGCCTCATCATCTCTCTCGCCCTCCTCGCTGTCATCGTCATCGGGGAGGTCGCTGGGAAGCACCTCTCGCGGGTCGGAGCCGTTGTAGGGGCCGACCACGCCCAGATTCTCCAAGGCATCCAGGAGGCGGGCGGCCTTGGCATAGCCGATAGTCATGCGCCGCTGCAAGAGGGCCGTGGAGGCCTTGTTCTCGCCCCGGACGATGCGGGTAGCCTCCTGGATGTCCGGGTCTTCCTCGTCGAGCCCCTCGTCTCCGGGAATCTCGCCGTCGTCCTCGTACTGCTCCAGTGGCTCCGCACCCTCTGGCAGGAACGAGGCCTCGCTGTCGTCGGCCTCGTCCTCTTCGATGACAGGCATTACGCCGGGGCGCAGGGAGTTTTTCTCCATCACATCCCGGAAGAAGTACTGCTGCCAATAGGCGATCATCTTCACTAGGACAGTTTCAATTTTCGTCCGAAGAGTCTTGCTGATGGTGAAGGTGCCGCCGGTGACCTTTGTCTCCAGCACTCCGTCCTCGAAGATCCAAGTCATGGAGGCATCCGGGCTCCGATAACCAACTTCCTCGACATCCTCCAACATAGACATCTGCGCATCCACACCCTGCACGGGCTTGATAGTGAGCGTGATAGGGTAGCGGTCTTTGATGAAGCGGTAAACAAGGTCGTGCTCGTCGCAGAGGCCCTGCAGCTTCTTCTTTTGGGCCTCGTACATGGAAATCTCGCTCATGGTAATCTCCTTTCTTTCAGTCAAGCAGCTGCATCGTGGCGTTCCACGCCGTATGTACTCGGTATTGCTCCAGGTCGGCCTCGGTGACATACTTTCGGCCAAAATGCTCTTTCATGCTGCGCCAGACTGCCCAGGGGATGCGGTAGACCTCTCCAGAGCCAAAGCCAGCCAGGACATAGCACCGCGCCCCAAGGCGCTCGTGCCGGTCCAGGTACTCGCCCTGCTCCCGCTCCACGCGGTCCTGCTCCATCCGCTCCTTTGCCGTGAACTTCGCCTCAAACATGATAGTGCGGCCGCCCTTGATGATGCCCTTATAGTCGGGCTGGGCCTTCTTCTCAAAGAAAGCGATGAACTTTCCGTTGCCCAGGTTCTTCGTGGGGCGCATGGGCTCGGGGGTCTTTTCGATGATGGCATACCCACGGTCGCGGTAGTAGGCAAAGGAGGCATCCAGGCGCTCCTCGAAGTGTCTTCCATTGGCCTTACTGATTTTCCCCATCAGCTGACAACGGGGGTCTTTTTCCTTGGTCATTCGATGTAACCTCCCAAGTAGCATCCGCCGGTAAACAAAGCAAGCCCGGCGATGGCCATCCAAAAGGACTGGCCGAGGGTAAGCGTTCCTGTGTCGCTCCCACCAGCCGCTCTAAGCATGATGAAGAAACCGGCGCAGGCTGTGATCCCGCAGATGGTTTGGAATTTTCTTTTTCGCATAAACTCACTCCCAGAGATAGACGTAACAGAATACATGACCGCCGATCTTGCCCCACACCCGGTCATTCTCTCCGCTCCGGGAGAAGAACACCACGTCGACCGGCAGGATGGACGGGCCATACAGTGCCGCGTCGATAGCGTCATACTGGGCCTGTCCCGGCTCAGCCGCAGACAGGAGGCCGATGGTGGAGAACTGCGGCACCGCAGTACCCTCCCCCTGGTGCAGCACCTCGCTCACGCTGTCCGGGAAGTCCGAGGAAACCGCTCTGTTCAAAACGACTTCGGCCACCGCCTGCTGTCCCTCGGCCGGCTCTCCGCGGGCCTCCAGGTAGATGATCGCCGCCAACTCGTCGCGCTCAGCCTCGGTCATGGAGACATCCGCATATCGTGCCACCACCTTCGGCGTCGGCTCCGGGGTCGGGACGACCTCTACGACATAGGTAGGCTCCAGCCGCAATACAGCCGTTTCCTGGGGCGTTGCCTCCGGGGTGGTAGATACCTCGCCCGCCACCGGCTCCGCCTCTATACGGGCGATTATCAGCGTTGCAACGACCGCCAGGAGCAGCACCAGTGCGATACGCTGCGCCCAAGCCCGGCGGCGGTAGCTTTTTCTCGTTCTCATGGACTCAACTCCTTCTTTTTCCCGGAGGTCAGCCGCGCCACCGCCCCGGGCACTTCTTTTCGCATCAGCTTTTCGTACATATCCCGGAACTCGTAGTAGTTCCAGCTTCCTTCTCCCTTGGTGGCGAAGTTCTCCATACCGCCCAGGGCGTCAATCACGGCCTTAACGTCGCTATTGGTGGGTAGCCTCTGATACCATTCCTGCGGCGACTTATCCAGCAAGCGGGAGAACTTGATCTCGTTCCACTCCAGGTCAATGCGTGACCTGATTTCCTGCTGGACGTTGTCTGCTTTTTCCTTAAACTCCGCAATAGAGGGAGGAAATTTGCACTCGCGGCACAGCCGGATAACAGCCTGCTGGCCCAGCCAGAAGTCCACGTCGGAGAGGCAGTCTGTCCAGAGCTCGATGGTCGGCCCCAGTTTGGCGACGCCACCCTTGAACATTTCAGCGTTGGGCCACGCAAGGAGCATGACACTGAAAATCTCCGTCATTTCCTTCTTGGTCACAACATCACCCCTCACCGAACAGCTCGTGGAGCTCCCGCAGATCCTCCGCAGCACCCTGGGATGCGCTTTTCCTCGTGCCGCCCACTGGGGCCGACGTCCGTTCAAGTCCCCAGCGCCCCTTGCTGCATTTCCGAATGACGAGATTCCAGTCCTTCCACTTGTTCTTATTGCCGGTGGTCTGGGCGGCCTCGTCGACATAGGTAATGCAGCGGGCCAGCTCGTCCGGCCCCAGGTCGCGGGTGAGGCGGTCCATCTCCTCGTCGGTAAGGCGCACCCATCCGTACTGGCCGCGCTTGTGGCGCACCTGCCTTTCCGGGGTAGCCTCGGCGCCGTCGCTGCCTTTCCTGGGTGGGGGAGGCGGCTCGCTGCCCGCCGGCGGCTGGTCGGTCCGGTGTTCATAGGGAACGCTCACGCTGTCCCGCTCGTTGTAGCGGTCGGCCAGATACTCCCGGAAGCTGTCACACTTCACCGTCCGAATCTCAGCCAGCAGGGGCTTATCCAGCTTTTCCGAGGCGTTCCAGTTGTAGCGATACCAGTTGAGCACCAGGAGCTCCTTCGTGGGGGCGCTGTATCGGATGACATTGTGCGCCCCATCCAGCCGCTTCAAGAGTCGCTCCACGGTGTCGGTGTTGTACCCCAGCTCATGGGCAATCTGCTTGATGCTGACCTCGTAACAGCCGCAGAGGTTGGTGTGAGGATTGGTCAGGCACCAGAGGTATGCGTACTTGTCCTCCGGCGTGAAATCATCTTCCACCTTGCCGTCCATCCAGAAATTTGTGCTGATAAGGCGTCCCTTTGCCACACTTGCGTCACCTCCTTTTGGTGGCGGGCCGCCGCCCGAAGGGACGGCCCGCACAGGTCAGAACGGGAGCTCCCCGTCATCGTCATCGCCCAGCTCCGCGAAGTCTCCGCCGCCGTAGTTGGAGGGTGGATAGCCTCCGGCCGGTGGGCCAGACCGCCCGGACGGTGGAGGCGCATACCCGCCGTAGGCGTCCTGCGGGTAGCCGCCTTGGTAGCCCCCGCCTCCGTCCCCGTCCCTCTTGGAGTCCCCGAAGTACACGTTGTCGGCGACGACCTCGGCCGAGCGACGCTTGTTCCCGTCCCGGTCCTGCCAGGGGCGGATCTGCAGCCGCCCCTCCACCACGGCCATGCGGCCCTTGGTGAAGTACCGGGACACGAACTCCGCAGAATTGCGCCAGGCCACCACGTCGATGAAGTCCGTGGACTTCTCGCCGGTGGTCTTGTCCTTGAAGTCCCGGTCCACCGCCAGGGAGAAAGAGGCGACGGCCGTGCCGCTCTGCGTATGGCGGAGCTCCGGGTCACGGGTCAGCCGGCCCATGATGATGATTTTATTGAGCATCACCCTCCACCTCCGGCTTGCCCAGGAGCACCTTGTTCCGGGCTTTCTTGATGGCGGCCATGACGACATCGACGTTGTAGTTCTTGTCGCCCAGGATTACGACTTCCAGGACGTCGCGCTCCGCCTCGGCCCGCACCAGTTCCTCAAAGCGGTCCTGCGGCACCAGCACGAAGCCGGGCTCCAAGCACAGCTGCGCCAGCAGTTCCTCGGGGCTTCTCTTTTCATCCATGTGAACTTCCTCCTCTCGTTTCGTTCTCGATGATATGGATGGCCTTGCGACACTGCGCCACGTCAAACATCCCGATATGGGTCTGCTCCACGGGCAGCCCCATCTTCTGGGCCAGCCAGCCATAAGCCGCGTTGCGGTGGCCGCGGAAGCGTCCCCGCTGCCACAGAGGGTCAAATACGGCGTGAGCCCGCTTCTTCCAGTAGCGGAGCTCGGCGTTCGCCAGCCGCCCCAGGGGTTTATCGGTGCCCTTATGGACACCGACGTAGGCCATGCAGTTGCGGCAGAGGTACACCATACCGTAGCTCTTTCCGTAGATGACCTTGCTGTCCACATACTCGGCTGGCCGGCCGCAGTAGTCGCAGTAAACTTTTCTCATTCCTTGTTCCAGACCTCCTTGTACCGAGCCAGCTGCTCCGGGGTATCGGTTTCAATGCCCAGCTCCTTGGCCACCTCGATGGCACCGTCAATCAGCCGCGCCATTTCCTTGCTATCCATGAGGTGCGTTTGCTTATAGACCAGGTAGCACTTAAACAGCTTGCCGTTCTCCTCACGGGTGTCAAAGCACTTCACATAGGGGTAAATGGTGGATACGTCCACGGAGGCGGGGAGCTTGAAGCCTACGGTCAGGCCGTCGTCATCCTTCGCCAGCGCCCCGTACTCCACGACAAGGGCCGCTTTGGTCGCCTCGTCACTGCCCCCGCGCTCGGCCGCAATTTTGTTCACCAGCACATGGAAATAGGCATTGGCCGACTTGGAGCGTTTTTCCCGGTGCTTCTTGATTTCGATGTCCAGCTCGGCGTCTTTCAGCCGCTCATAGTCCTCGCGGTAATCTCGGTCGACCTCGACAGTGATGCGCTGCTTCCGGTTGAGCCCGATAGTCAGGTCGACCAGCCGCCCCCTCATAGGGCCAGCCATTTCTCTTTGTAGAGCGGAGCCAATCCCAGCGCATCCAGCCATTCCAGAAAATCCGAGATGGTGGGAATGATGCTGGGCGTCTCCTCGCGGTAATACCGCTCCGTCCAGACCTCAGAGCCGTTGCTCACGAGGTATGTAAATGACTTTGCCTCCGGGACAATCTCAAAGTAGGTCGGGTGTTGGGTGCTGCTGAAATACTTGCCCCGGTCATAGCCGCTGGAGAACTTGATGTCCTTGATATCCCCGGCCTTGAGGCAATCCAGACGACCGTACAGCACCAGCTCCGTGTCCCGGACGGTGATGATCCGGCGGGCCTTGTACTGAAGAACACCGCCGCGGACATGACCGGCGACCTTCTGTGCCGCGTCATACCAGCGATTATTGGTATCGCCGGCGCCGTTCACAATGTCGGTCACCAAGTCCTCGAAGTCGATGCCCTTCTGCATGGCCTCGGTGGTGGTGGTCGGCTCTCGCCGGAGCACCTGGAGGAACTCGGCATAGGGGTCCCGCTCGGTACTGGCGTCCTCGTAGGGGTTTTCCTTCATGGCGTAGAGCCAAGACGACAGCAGAGAGTGGGTCATCAGATACCGGGCCATTTACTCCGCCCCCTTTTCTCCCTCCGTCGGCGCCGGGGTGTACTTTTTCAGCACTTTGTCGTAGAACAGCCCGAGCTCCTTGATTTTGGCATTGAAGGCTGCGTTGACTTCTTTCTTGGAGGTCAAGGCGTGGTTGACAGCCTTGATTTTAGACATGGCGGCGTTGGCGCTGTCGGCGTCGGTGATACCAGCGACGATCTCCTGCCCCTCGGCCATAGCCGCCTCGTAGGCTTCCTGCTCCTTCTCGTTCTGAGCCACTTCCGCGGCGGAGAGCGCGTTGTACTGGGCAAAGAGCCGGGTCAAGAAGTCGTTGGGCTTGTCCGGCCCTAGCTCGGGGACCTGCCAAACACCGTGGATGCCCCGGGTGCCCTTGGCAAAGTACCGCTCGCAGTTGGAGAAGCCGATGGTGCGGTTGTTGCCTTGGATCTCCACGAAGCCGCCCAGGTCCATCGGCTCCCAGACGTTGTTCTTGGTCTGGCCCTCGACCTTGATGCGCAGCCGGGTATTGTCCCCGTCCTTCTCCTCGATGGCATGGAACACCACGACGATGTGCTTGTCCAGCTCATAGAAGCAGTAGTCCATGAGGCGCTGGAACTCGCGGCCGATGAAGCCATAGCCCTTGAGGGAGAGGGAGCCGTCCCGCTGGCCATACTTGACGTCTTTCTTGATGGCCCACTGGGACATGAGGGAAATGAGCTTCCCGCCGGTATCGAAGACCAGCGTATCGAAGTCTTGGACGTTAATGGGGGTCAAGTCCTCCAAGATTTCGTCATAGCTCTTGGGCTGGATGTAGGGCTTGCGGTACCGGGGCTCGATGCGGTCGATGCCGAAGTCCACGTCAATGTGCAGGGGGCGGGGGGCAGAGAGGGCCAGGGTGGACTTGCCGATGCCGGGGTAGCCGGCAATCAGCATACGGATCTTCTTGGCCCCCTCCTGGATTTCGTTGGGGTTTCTAATCATGGTGATAGCTCCTTTCTGGGAAGCAGTCCTCAACTTCCCATGCGTCTTTGATTTCCACGCACACGTCGCAACCGACGTATGCGCCGTATCGGTCTTTGTAGATGGTTTCGCACTCCTCGCCGCAGATGGGGCAGCGGGGGTAGCGGGGCTCCTTTCCATCCGGGTAGCCGGTGCGCTCCAGGTTGCGGATGACGGGATGGTCTGGACAGTCAGGCATCCGGGCCACCTCCCCGCAGGTACCGCCGCACCAGGTCGGCCAGGAGTTCTTGGGCGGTGGCGTACCCATCAGCCTCCATGCGCTGTTGCAACGCCTCCATATCGGCGTCCTCCAGGCGGCAGGTGATACGGCCCGTCAGCCGGTGGCGGTCTTTCTTCCGCCGGCTGGCCTTGGTTCCGCCAGGGGCGAACTTCTCATACAGCGCCTTCATGGCGTCCGACCGGAGGGAGATCCCGTAGTCATCGCCGTTCTCGCACTTGCTCTGCATAGTCTTGTCGTACTTGGGGTAGAGCCCCTGGACGACAGCCACCATGTCGCGGGCCGGTAGGCCCAGCTCAATGCGAAGACTTCTCAGTTCATTGTCCGGCATGGCATTACCTCCAGCCCTTGACTTCCAGCCGACGGGCTGATAGACTGGGCTTGTGTCCATTTGCGTGAGGTCGTTCCTGTGGCAGCGGGGGCGGCCTCTTTTTCTACTTCCCGGCAGTCACAGGGCTCGCCGGGGTCGAGATGCGCCCCACAGCGGGGGCATTCCCTGAAATACATAGGTACCTCCCTCAAACCTTCTTCGCTGGGGGGTTCTTGGTCTTGATAATGCACACAAACCGGTCGGCGCGGTACATATCGAAAACTCCCTGCAGCTTGTTGGCGTTTCGGAAGTTCCGCAGGCTGTCATACCGCTTCTTGGCCTCCTTGGCGTCATTGTACTCGAAGACCATATTTCGCTGTCGTCCATCTGCCAGGAAGGACTTCAAGGCAGTCACTTCCTCGCTTTCCTTCCTGTTGCCTCGTTTCCGCTCCGGAAGGTGCTCTACGTTATAGGCGATTTTCATTTCATCCCTCCTATGCCGAGTAGACCAGGTGCTCCTCGGTGATAATGTCCGCCCAGGTCATCCCATCTGTTCCCGGGATGGGGTCATCCAGGCTGACAGTCTTAATTCTGCGGGCCTGCTTCCGCTTTTCGTTGGAGACGGCCGACCGCATGGACGCCCAGGCGATGGTGGAAAATTCGTACTGGTACAAGTCCGGGCGACTAAACCACTTTTTGACGGCCAGCAGGAATCCAAAGGCAACGACGTCGTAATACTCGTCTTTAGGTAGGGCTTGCTGTGCTATGTACCTGTCAATCATCTGGTAGTGGCGCATCGCCACGGCCTGCTCAACCGGTAACAGCGGGCTTAGGCGCTGTCGTTTCATAACACCACCACAATTTCCTGGCCCATCATCCGTCAGCTCCTCTCGGAAAACTCGTGGATGCAGGCTCCGCAGAGGGAAACCCCGTTGAACTCGACCAGATCCTCCGACGACCCGCAGCAGATACACCCGGGCTTATAGGGGCGGATAAGAATTCCGTCCTCCGTCGTGAAAATCTCCATCGGGTCCTCTTCCTTGATTCCGAGGGTGCGGCGCAGCTCCATCGGGATCACCAGACGCCCCAGGCTATCCACCCTCCGCACAATTCCGGTTGCTTTCACAGAAATTAGCTCCTTTCCGTTGCCCGGCTACGCTCGCTTGACTTGGCGCAGCGCCCGGGCTGCTTTCATGTCCAGCCGTGCCGGGTGCGTCGCGCGGGCCAGATACTCGGCCAGCGCCTCTTCGGTGATCCAGACCTTTCCTCCGGGCTTACGCTGTATGTAGGCCAGGTGGCCGCTGCTCCGCTCGGCGTCCAAGGTCATTACCGTAATGCCAAGCCGCGCAGCCGCCTCTTTCCGGGTCAACAGGTTTGGCATCTGATTACCTCCTTTCGCCATCCTTGCCTGCCCCATCTTTCCGTGATAAAATCCATTGTGAAAGGAGGCGATAGGATGGACTTCAAAATTGAGCTCTTATGCAGTAAATGCAAGTGCTCTTGTGAATTGCGGCCAGAGGAATTCAAAGCGCGCACATCCATGGAGTGCCCGAATTGCGGTCAGGCGCTTCCGGCGGATGTTTACAACGACTTGAAAGCTGGGGTCGAGGCCCTTGGGAGGGTCCCGGAACGCATCAGCGAGAATGCCACAAATCCATTTTCCGAAGATCTCTTTACGGTGCGTGTAAAAAGCTTCGGCACTCTTCACAACCTTCTGGATAACCGCCAAAACTAAATCTTTGCCCTGCGTAGACGGCCTTTCGCTACCTCAAGCAATAGCTCTGCTTGCTGGAACGAGAGGCCGTTATTTACAAGCAAGCCACAGATTTCGTTTGGGATAGTCTTCAGCTTTTCGGTCGGAATTCCAGCCAGGATCTGTTCGGGTTGCTCCTTGTTGATAGCAGCCACAGCCTTCTCTAACGCTTCGCACATTTTCTTCAACTCCTTTTTGACAGGCGCATTCTTCGTAAAAAAGTCCCTCCACAGTCACTCCAAAGTAGTTCGCCATTTTAATTTTCACGGAATCTCTTGGGACGCGCCGGTTTGTTTCGTACATTCTGAGGGAGGATGCGGAGATGCCAAGTTCTTTCGCCACTTCGTCGCCGCTCCTGTGTCCGCGTAAATGTTTGAGCCGTCTCCCAAGATTCATCATTTCACCTCCAGTCCCCTTTGCTCTTGATGTCGCGTATTATGCGACAACCTGACTAAAAAAAATTGCCAGCGCGTCCTCGGCGGTCAAATGCAGGGCGGAAACTATGGCATTTGCGTCTTTGACGAGCATAGTTTCCCCATTATTGCTTAACTTCCGATAGAGCGTGGCTCGGTCTACTCCGATTTTTTCAGCCAAGGCGGAGACGGTCATCCCGTTTTCAACGATTTTCCCTTTGAGCTTGTTCACATTGACGTTCACCATCGTTGCACCTCCTTTCGTCGCACTCCATGCGACACCTGCATATTACCACCTGCAAACGGCCCTGTCAACAAATTTTTCGCACATGACGCGAAAAAATTTATAAAAGTCGTCTTTCAGTGTTGCAAATATGCGATTTCAATGTTAGAATGAGTGCGTGTAGGAGGTGCGTCAAATGTCCACAGTTGGTAGCAGAATCCGCCAGCGGCGCCAGGAGCTTGGTATGTCAGCCGACGAGTTGGCGGCCAAGCTCGGGAAAAACCGTGCCACTGTTTACCGCTACGAGAGCGACGATATTGAGAATTTTCCGATTTCTGTAATAGATTCTCTTGCAAATGCACTGCAAGTTTCGCCGGCCTATCTCATGGGGTGGAGCGAAGTGCAGTTTTTTGCCGGACGCGAAGCCCCTGGGCAAATGTCAAAGACGTTCAGAGAAAAGTTGTCTCATATCATCGAAACTCGGGATAAAAGTGATCTTGCGGCAGCGGGGCTAGATTTGTACGAAGTCGGGCTTATTATCAACGGCGCTGTGCCTCTTTCTCTTGATATGGCGTGTCAGCTGGCAGAGCAGCTGGGCGAAAGCCTTGATTCAATGCTTGGCCTGGATATAGCGAAGTCCGCCCCCGGTGACGGGAGCGGACTGGACATGGAAATTATCAATAGGCTCATTTCCCTTCCTGATGACAAGAAGGCGGAGGCTGTGAGTTACATTCGCTATCTTGCAGACAGCGCAAGAAAGTAATCAGCTCCTGTTTTTGAGGAGCCGACAGTTGTCCCAGCAGGTGAATTACCTCTTTCCATTCGGTCGCTTTCATTGATTCCAGCTCCTTTTTCGTAAGTAGCCGTCGACAGCGTATCCCCATTATAGCAAATTCCGCTTGCTTTTGTTGGAAACGATATAAAATCACTTTCGACCGACAGCGACATTTGGCCGGTGCGGGCAAAATGCTTATCGGAAGGGAGGTGATGAACATGAATCAACCTCTTGGGCGTCCCAAATTATCTAAGCTCATACAGGCAGGGGGCTTTATAGTTCTCACCGGCGAGCTTACTAGCTGCGACCGTATGATGGCAATGGAGATTTTTGAGGCGCTTGGGCTGGATGTTTCCGGGTCCATATCTTCCCGGACGGCATTTTTGCTGTGCGGGGCAAATCCGCAACAGCGCAAAATCGACCGGGCAGCAGAGCTCTCCGTTCCAGTTTTTACGGAAAGCGAATTCTGGGCCGCCGTTGACGAGCTTCATCCGGCGGAGTGA